TTCCTGATACAATACATGTATTGAAACGATAAGGAATTGGACATGAAGTACACTCTGATTGCACGTAACGGTAAAGTATTCGTTTTCAACGTTCTGGCTTGCGCCGAAATCTTTCAACAGGCTTACGGTGGTGAGTTGATTACCGATAAGTTCTATTCCGAAATCTATGCTGAATTTTTGACTGAAAAGGAAACTCAAAATGAAACTGTCGCTTAAACAAAAAGCATTCATTCAGGCTCTTGGTACCCTGATTTTTGCAGGCGCATGTGGTGCCCTGGCATCTTTGGCAATTATGTATGTCCCTATTGAGGCAGTTCCATATATTGCATGTGCAGGTCTACTTGGTCTGGCACTGAATGTTCTCTATACGGTCTCTCTCAGCCGCCTTGAGTATCAGGAAAAACTCAAGGAAATCGCTAAAAAGGATTGACAATAAATCCAAACCCTGATACAATACTTGTATTGACACTGAAACACAGGAACACACATGAAACTTCACAGCGCAGTCCAAAACGAAGCAATCTTGTCCAACGTGGGCGAGGTCGGCGAATTCCGAATTCGCAATTCTGCTAAGGCTTTCAACATTCTGTCCTCGGGTCTGTATGCTAACAAGATCCGCGCTATCATCCGTGAACTCTCTTGCAACGCTGTGGACTCTCATGTCGCGGCAGGCAAGCAAGATACTCCCTTCGATGTTCACCTCCCCAATGCCCTCGAACCCTTCTTCTCTATCCGTGACTATGGTACGGGTCTGAGCCATGAGCAAGTCACAAACATCTACACCACTTACTTTGAAAGTACTAAAACGGCGTCCAACGAATTCATCGGTGCGCTTGGTCTGGGATCCAAGAGTCCTTTCAGTTACACCGACAACTTTACTGTTACTGCGGTTAAAGATGGTGTTAAAGGTATTTACACAGCCTTCATCAACGAACAAGGTGTCCCGTCAATCGCTAAAATGATGGACGAACAAACCACTGACCCTGCTGGTGTCGAGGTTCGTTTTGCTGTGGAAGATCGCTATGACTTTGACAAGTTCCGTAGCGAAGCCCGCTATGTGTACGAATACTTCAAACTGCGCCCTGTAATTTCAGGTAACGCACAATTTGAATTCAAGGATCCCACTTACAAAGAAAAGGACATCATCCCTGGTGTTCACTATGCAGGTGAAGGTCATAGCCGTAATTCTTACGCTATCATGGGTAACATCAAGTACCCTATCGAAGTGCCCAACGCTGACAAGGCGCTTGGTGGTCTACATGGTCTGTTGCACTGCGGTCTTGTGATGGAATTTGGTATCGGTGAACTTGACTTCCAAGCAAGCCGTGAAGGTCTGTCTTACATTCCTGCTACGATTGAAGCTATCAAGACCAAACTGGTAGCACTGAATGGTCAACTGGCAATTCATATTGCGGCAGAAGCCGACAAGATTGACAATCTGTGGGAACGTGCATTGTACCTCAGCAAGCGTCATGAGGACTATCTGTTCACTGCGGCTGTGGTCAAGTACGTGCAGGATACTAAGTTTGAACTGTTTGATCCTACATTGAATCGCTGGAATGCGATGAAGGAATTTAAGCTGGGTGTTGACGTTCTTGCGTCCAAGTATAATATTGCTATCAAGGCATTCAGTAAGACACAAAGCTACCAAACTTGTTCTACTATCAAACCGCATCAGGCGTACACTCAAGTTGCTGGTCAGCAGGTTATTTCTCCTGAATGGCAATTCAAGGTCAGCTCCGATACTTACTTTGTTGTCAACGACACTAAGATCGGTGCTACTGAGCGAGCCAAGCATCACTGGCGTAACATGAAGATGCCCACTCACTACAGTAACGTGTACGTGATCGAGGCTGCTGACAAGAACAAGCCAGTGTTGACTAACCCTTTCTTCAAGGAATTGTCTACTCCTCCCGAAGGTAAAATCTTCAAGGCAAGTGACCTGCTTGAGAAGGAACGTGCAGGTGGTATCGGTAAGAACGTCACTATCATGCATCTGGTTGAAGGAGCACGCCGCGGTCGTTGGAACAGCAATGCTCCTATGGTGTGGCATGATGCTGGTAAGGCAGGTGACTTTGACAAAAAGACCACTTACTACTATCTGCCTCTGAGCGGTTATCAGTGTCTAGGTGTTGTTCCTGATGTTAAGGAACTGCACTATAATCTGCAAAAGTCTGGTATCTTTACTAGCACCATCTATGGCGTTCGCAAGACTGATATGGAATGGGTGAAAACTCAAAAGAACTGGGTCAACCTTGATGAACACCTCAAGGATAAACTCAGCAAACTGGGTCAGGCTGATGTTCTTGGTTTGGTCAAACAAGCTATTGACTGGAAAGAACTTTTCCAGTACAATGCTGTCAAGCATGTAGTTAATGCTAACAGCCCGTACGTCAAACTGTTCAATACTTTCAAGGATGTGAAAGTTGAGGATAGTAACCGTAAGACACAACTTGAATGGCTGTGTCGCAAATACAGTGTACAAACTCAAACAAATGCTGACCCCTCAGCACTGATTGATAAGTACACTAAGGAAGTGGAAAGCATCTATGTACGCTACCCACTGTTGAAACGTCTGAGCAAATATGGTACTGAAGGTATCGAAGTTGCTGAGTACATTAATTTGGTTGATGAAAAGAAAGGTGTTTAAAATGAGTTTCCCGTTTATCGTTCAAGGTAGCAATATCACTATCGTTATCGGCAACAAGCCGCATACAATCGCTAAGTCTCATATCACTTATGGCAAGGTAGTTGACGCTATCAAGGCTGGTGATTGGGCAAAGGTTCAGGATCTGGTTGAACCCAAGAAAGTCGTACTGAGCTACGGCAAGGGTAATGTCAGTGTCCAAGGTGAACAACTGTTCTGGAAGGGCAAGCCCATGCACAATGCATTGGCAACTCGCATGATCTCCATGCTCCAGGATGAGTTCCCCATCGAGCCTCTGGTTAACTTCATGGAGAACCTCATGACTAACCCTTCTAAGCGAGCCGTCGATGAACTGTATGGCTTCTTGGAAAAGAACAGTCTGCCGATCACTCCTGATGGTTGCTTCTTGGCTTACAAGAAAGTCCGTGGAGACTACATGGACATCTACAGTGGCACTATGCTGAATGCAGTTGGTACTGTTGTTGAAATGGAACGCAACCAAGTTGACGATGACAAGGATCGTACTTGCAGTGCAGGTCTGCACTTCTGTAGTCAAGACTATCTGCCTCACTTTGGCAATGGTGGTGACAACCGAGTTGTGATTCTGAAAATCAACCCTCGTGACGTAGTGTCCATTCCTAGCGATTACAACAACGCTAAGGGTCGTGCATGTCGTTATGAAGTTGTCGGTGAAATCGGCAACGACGGCGAAAAGATTGATAATGCTTTCAGCAAGCCTGTTCAATCTAACGCAAGTAACAACATTGCAAAGCCTGTTGTGCGTGAACCCAAGACTGGTTCTACTGAATTCTATCGTGGTTACACTGATGGTTATGAAGGTAGGGATTATACTTCTGGTACTCGTTATAATAAAGATTATGACGAAGGCTTTGAAAAGGGTCAATGTGCCCGCGAAGATGGATATGATCCTCGCTATCAGTATGTTGCCCCTACTAAGGTGACTACTGCAAACGGTGTTTGGCCCTTTCCTAATCGCTAATTAAAAGGCCCCGAAAGGGGCTTTTTAATTGACAAATAATCATCGAAGTGATACAATGCTTGTATTGACACTTAACTTTAGGAGTTCTCAATGAAAAAGGTGTTTCCTGCACTGGTTGTTGCTAGTGCATTGTTTGCTACCGTTGCTGACGCCGGCTCTATCGGTCGATCAGGTGGAGGTGGTGGACATTCTAGTTTTAGTTCTGGCTCTAGTGCAAGCCGATCAAGTTCTTTTTCGGCACCTTCAAAGCCGTCAGTAGCACCCGCACCCGTCGCTACACCCCGTCCCGGTGGCATCGGAGGTACGACTGCATCAGTGGGTGTTCGCAAAAGCGAAGTCACCAATGGCGTAAGGGGTGACATTACTCATAGTAGCCCTACCCCCGGTAAGGCAGGCAGCTTTGGTTCTACGTCAGGACCTCACTACACTCCTACCCCAAGCTATGGGTATGCAACCCCACCTGCTCCCCAGGTCACGAATGGTAGCACATTCATGAGTTCGCTGGGAGGTTCATTTGCCGGTACTGTGCTTGGTAATGCATTGTTCGGTAATCATGGTTCTCATGGTGGTGGCACTACTGTGATTAACAACGGCACGCCAAGTGCTGGTACTGTAAGTAATGGGGCAGTAACGTCAGGTCCTGTCAGTGGATTTGATAATGGCCCCGGTGGCTCTAGTTTCTCTCAACCTAAAAAGGAATATACTGTGTGGAGTTTTATCGCTGATCTAATTGGCTTTGTGTTTGTTGTTGCAATTCTTCTAGGTATTGCTTGGTTGTTTTATAAAGGCTTTCAAATGGTTCGTAACTATGTTAACAAAGAGCGTGGTGTGAGTACTCAACCTTTCAACCCTACCCAGCAATTCTGGAAAATTCAAAATGCGTTTTCACTCGCGGATGTTGATGTGCTGAAAACTTTGCTTGGTCCTGATATTGTCGATGAAATGACTAACAACTTGCAACCTAGCACTATCACCCTGCATAATGTAAGTCATGAGGTTCGTCTGGCTAACAACACCGAGTTTAGTATTTGGTACAAGTTTGAGGACGAGGGCGCAGAAGTCAACCAAGTCTGGCACTACGAAAAGTTTGGTAAAGAATGGTTGCTAAACGGAATTGAGAACGTTTGACATTCATAAATGAATACTTACGTTTCTAGAAAAGGTAAACTATAGTATTCATTTTCACCCCGTAGGGGCTTCAAAATCGCTAGAGGATTCAGGATCGTATCTTGATACACTTCTAGCGATTTTAACCATTTGTTGACAATAAATGGATTCGGTGATACAATACTTGTATTGAATCAGAAAACGGAGTAAGAAATGGCACGTGAAACTGTTGCACAACGAAATGCACGATACGCACAAGAGCGTGAGGCTTACCTGGCAAAGCAAGTTGCCGAGTATCCAACTCGTTTGATGGTTGCTCTTACCCGCGCCACCGACGCATACTTTGAGTTGTCTGTCAATGACAACAAGTTTTTGGTTCGTGACCGCAACAAGTATGAACCTCAGGTTCACACCTTAGCATACGCACACAGTCCTAATAGCCAAGAACAATTGGAAGAATTGGAATGGGCTTTGGATCGTCACGAAGCGGAACTAGCTGAACAGAGGCGCCTGGCTGAAGTCAGGAAGGAAGCCGAACGTAAGGCACGTGAACTCTTCACCGACGAGGAACGTGAACTCTTGGGGCTGTAAGGAGCATATTATGTATACATTACTTGACCAAATTGAAGATGCTGAAAAAGAACGCCGGGTAATTGCCAAACAGTTAGTCGAACAAGATGTTAGGATCGCTGAACTCAAAGCCCGGCGCTTTGAATGCAGTCACGACTTTGCTCCGGCATTCCCCGGCTATGAGCATGAAGGTGGACATTGCAAAAAGTGCGGTATCAACGAAGTTTATTGGGAATGTAATAAAGACCATGTCTAACACTCGCACGTACTATACAGTGGAAACTTTTGCATTGCGTAAGTTTCCTGATTCAGAGGCTTATTGGACTGCCTGTGGCAAAGGTCCGGGTGGGAAGTCCATCGAGGAAGCACGTGATCGTGTCCGGAGAGAAATGGACAGAATTGGCATAGAACACTTAACATCCAATGTCAAATTCAGAATCACAAAAACCGTTGAAGTTGAGGAAGTTACCGAAGAGGTAATGGGAAACGAAGCCTCTTTTTTCATGCTAAAAGGTTGACAAAAAATAACGGTTCTGATATACTATGTATAAATAAGTAAGAGAAGCGATAGACGCAACTCAGACAATTCTTCTAAAGGAGCTTTAGAATGTCAAAAGTAGATCCCAAAGCCGCCCTTGAGCGGTACAAAAAGACTTACAGTTATCGTCAACTGTTGACCAAGCACAAACTTACCGAAGTCGGTATTTGGAAAGTGCGAGGCGAAGATTCCAACTGCGACTTCGGTGGCGCACACTATATGCCAGAACTCGGCGTGTTCGAAGGCAAACTTGAGGACATCATTGCGTATGCTGTAACTCTGTCTGGTTTCTGGCAGTGGGGTGCAGGTGGTGATATCACTAAGACTGGTGCACCTATCAAGATTGATTCTGAATCAAACGCCAAGCGTATCGCCGCGCAAGAGAAAATCGCAAAACTTGAGGCAGAACTCAAGGAAGCACGTAAAGAACTGGAGTCACTGTAATGAAACAATTTGATATCACAGTTAAGATCCGAGTCACCGTACCGGATGACAATAGTTTGGGCATGAGCGCAGATCAATGGGCCGGCAAAATTGCTGGCGACTGGGCTAAAATGGCGTTGACTTACAAAAACATCGGCGCTGATGAAATTCTAGAATACGCAGTTAAGGAGACCGAAAATGCCTAAGCCATACGGAACCATCATGCTGATTGGTCGCTTTCAGCCCCTTCACAATGCACACCTTGAGATTATCAAGCGTTGCACCGCATTGACCGATCAACTGGTCATTATTGCAGGCAGTGCCAAACAACCGCGCACATACAAAAACCCATTTACGTTTGACGAACGCCGGCAAATGATCTTGAACGCTACTCGCGGGCTCGATATGCGTGTTTATGTTGAACCCAACATTGACACCATCTACAACGACCAAGCATGGGCTGTGCGTGTTCAAGGTATCCACAGCAAGTATCAGATCATTGGTACTAAGACCGCGGTCATTGGTCACAAGAAAGACGAATCCAGCTTCTACCTCGACATGTTCCCTCAATGGGATTACGAAAACGTAGAACAAATTGAACCACTGAGTGCTGTGGACATTCGTGACCTCTACTTCCGTCGTGAAGTGAACTTCAACTTCCTGCGTAGTGTCGTACCTGAGACTACACTGGACTTCTTGAATGCTTTCAGTAAAACCTCCGAATACGAACAAATCATCCGCGAACGTGAGTTTGTGGCTAACTATAAAAAACAATATGCTTCACTTCCTTATCCTCCTATCTTTAGTACTGCTGATAGTGTTGTAATCCAATCGGGTCACGTACTGATGATTCGCCGTAGAGCAGAGCCCGGCAAAGGTCTGTGGGCATTGCCCGGTGGCTATGTCAACGCAAACACTGACCGTAGCGTAGAAGATGCCGCTATCCGCGAACTCAGAGAAGAAACAGGTATCAAAGTACCCGCCCCCGTGTTGCGTGGTAACATCAAGCGTAGCAAAGTCTTTGATGCTATTGACCGTAGCCCACGTGGTCGTATCATTACACATGCGTTTCACATTGAACTACCCGATGGTGAACTGCCTAAAGTAAAAGGTCAAGATGATGCTGACAAGGCACGATGGGTTCCTATCGCAGAGGTCAAGAGTGAAGAATGCTTTGAAGACCACTATGAAATTTTGCAACACTTCTTGGGAGCGTAATATGACAACACAACATTACAATCGTTTAGAAAACGGCCCGATGGACGAAATTGATGCCGCAGTATGGAGCGGTGACATGTTTCACAATCGTGAGAACATTGCTGCCTTTCGTAGCATGATGGCACGATGGGAACAAGGATTGAAAATGTGTGAGGATATCCTCAACGAAGTACCGGAGAATGAATGATGCTAATCAAAACAAAAGGTAATCTACTTGATATGGCAGAGAACGGTGACTTTGATGTTATCGTTCAAGGCTGTAATTGTTTCAACGCAATGGGCGCAGGTCTTGCTCCTCAAATTGCTAAACGATATCCTCACGCTGAGGAAGTGGATAGCGAAACTCGCAAGGGCAATATCGGTAAGCTAGGCAACTACACAGTATCTTGGTCTAGTTACTACGATGAAACTATCAAGCCATTCAAGATTATCAATGCTTATACACAATATGTCACTAGCCAACAAGGTGAAGATGTATTTGAGTATGAATCGTTTGCTGTGATTCTACGCAAACTGGCACATGAATATGGTCGTCATCGTTTTGGTCTGCCCTACATTGGTATGGGTTTGGCTGGTGGTGACAAGAAAAGAATTTTGGCAATGATTGAAGACTTTGCCAATAAGGTTTCGGCTCAAGGTGGCACTGTCACATTGGTGGAGTTTGGATAATGAAAATAGGAATTACAGGAACTAGAGAAGGTATGACAGAACACCAGTTTGAAATGGTAAAGCAATATCTGTCATTGCATTATACTGAGGGCGCAGAATTTCATCACGGTGATTGCGTTGGTGTAGATGCAGAAGCCGCAACACTCGCTAAAGAGATTGGTTACAAGATTGTGAGCCACCCTGGTCCTGATAATGACGGACTCAGAGCATATGTCCCGTTCGATGAATGTAAAGAACCACAGACACACTTTAAACGCAACCGAACAATCGTAGACAGTTGTGACTTTTTACTGGTTGTTCCTCTGCAAATGGAACCTCAACCAAGAGGTGGCACTTGGTATACTTATGACTATGCGGCGAAGAAAAATAAACCGTTCTTTGTGATATACCCAAAGTGAAAAGGAATAGTTGACACAATAATGGTGTTGTGTTATACTATAAACAAGTCCTAGAGATAGACTCTAGGCATAACAAGCGATAAGGAGCTTATCATGGAACTTAGTAAAAATATCATTCTTAACACCGACAGCTACAAAGTGTCGATGTTCAAACAATATCCCGCAGGCACCACCGGTGTATATAGTTATATCGAATCAAGGGGCGGACGTTATGATAAAACTGTATTCTTCGGATTACAGGCTTTTATCAAAGAATACCTACTCAGCCCAATCACCCAGGCAGACATTGACATTGCTGACGAAATTCTTACCGCACACGGTGAGCCTTTCAACAGAGCCGGATGGCAGTACATCCTTGACAAGCACAATGGATACCTCCCAGTTGTCATTCGTGCAGTTCCCGAGGGGACAGTCGTGCCTACCCGTAACGTTTTGGCTACAATTGAAAATACTGATCCGGAATGCTACTGGCTAACTACTTACTTGGAAACTCCGATTCTACGTGCTACTTGGTACGGTACTACAGTAGCAACTCAGAGTTGGAGTATCAAGCGTGTGATTCTTGACTACTTGGAGAAAACTGGTGATCCGTCTCTTATTGATTTTAAACTCCACGACTTCGGTGCTCGTGGTGTGTCTAGCTGTGAGTCTGCTGGTATCGGCGGCGCGGCACACCTCGTTAATTTTATGGGCACTGATACTATTAGTGGCCTTCTGTATGCTCGTCAATTTTATAGTGGTGGGATCGTGGGTTTTTCAATTCCCGCTGCCGAGCATAGCACAATCACTAGCTGGGGCCGTGACAACGAAGTAAAAGCCTATGAGAACATGGTTAATCAGTTTGCTAAGCCTGGAGCTATTCTTGCAGTGGTTAGCGATAGTTATGATATCTACAACGCTGCCTCGAAACTTTGGGGCGAAGAACTTCGCCAGAAAGTTATTGATAGTGGCGCTACTGTTGTCATCCGTCCAGACTCTGGGGATCCTCTCACTGTTAATCAACGTCTGATTGAAATCCTCGGTGAGAAATTTGGCTACACTGTCAATGCAAAAGGCTTCAAGGTTCTGAACAACGTTCGCCTGATTCAAGGTGACGGTGTTAATGAATTGACTATCCGTAGCATCCTAGGAGGCTTCATGGCAATGGGCTGGAGTGCTGACAATATTGCATTCGGTATGGGCGGTGCTCTGTTGCAACAAGTTGATCGTGATACTCAAAAGTTCGCTATGAAATGCTCAAGCGCAGAAATCAACGGCGAGTGGATCGATGTGCAGAAAGACCCTATCACTGACAGTGGTAAGAAGTCTAAGGCTGGTCGTGTGACTCTCTGGAAGTCTGGCGGCGAGTATGTTAGTGCAGTGGAACAACCCAAAGGTTGGTTCGACAAAGGCTTCGGCCCATTCACTGAGGTGCTTGAAGAAGTCTACCGCGATGGTAAGCTGGTCAAAGAAATTGACTTTGCTACTGTCCGAGCAAATAGCAACAAATAAAGAAAGGGGCACTTGCCCTTTTCTTCTATACAACAAATCCTTTTCAGTTTATAATTCATTCTTAAATTCAACAATCATCTTGAAAGACTAAAATGACACGGTTCATTAAAAACGGTAATCAATTCATGGTCGCATCCGAAGAATCTATGGATGTGCGTGACATGCTTCCTGCAGGTAATTACACTGTCAAGGAAATGCCAATGGGCGGCCCAATGTATCTTGAACAAATCGACAGCTTCAAGCCACTGACTAAGGTCTACGGTGATTCTCTAAAGAACACACACCGTATCATCAACACCTTCTTGGATCGCCCAAATGCTACCGGTGTCATGTTGACTGGTGAAAAGGGTTCTGGTAAAACTCTGTTGACCAAGAACGTTTCTATCGAGTTGGCAAAGCAAGGCATCCCTACTATCGTTATCAATGCTCCATGGCACGGCGACAAGTTCAACAGTTTCATTCAAACAATCACACAGCCTTGTGCTATCTTGTTTGATGAATTTGAGAAGGTGTATGACCGTGACGAGCAGGAAGCAATTCTGACTCTGTTGGATGGTGTGTTCCCTTCTAAGAAATTGTTCTTGCTGACAACCAACGACAAGTACCGTGTTGACTATCACATGCGTAACCGTCCTGGTCGTATCTTCTACATGCTCGACTTCAAGGGTTTGGAAGCAAACTTCATCACTGAATACTGCGAAGATAACCTGAAGAACAAAACACACATCGATAAGATTGTGAACATCTCCAGCTTGTTTGCAGAATTCAACTTTGACATGTTGAAGGCGTTGTGTGAAGAAATGAATCGTTACGATGAAACTCCACAGGAAGCACTGCGTATGCTGAACGCTAAGCCTGAGTTTGACAGTGGCTCTAAGTACATGGTTGAAGTTGTTCACAAAGGTGAAGTTGTCAAGGGTGATATTAACCCAAGTGTGTTCAATGGTAACCCATTGCAACCAAAAGGTATCGAAGTGTCCTTTGACACTGATCCTGATGACGACACTGCTGATTGGGAGTACATGGAGTTCAACTCCAATGCACTAGTCTCTGTTGATGCACAAGCAGGTAAGTTTGTCTTTGAGGACAAAGGCACTCGTTTGATCCTGACTAAGGTTCAGTCTAAGAGCTACAACTACCTAGATGCATTCTGATGGAGTACGAAGGACATTTGTCACCCATGCATTTGCCCTGCGGGGCAACTGCATACTTTGACGAATCATCGGGAGTCAGTTATCGGTGTGAATATTGTAATGCTGTAGTTGGCTCTATCGGTCAACCTCAGCGTTGCAAAGATGAAGCCAAGAAGTATGATAACTGGAAGGCACTCGGTGGTAAAGGTTGGGATTACTCTAAGGGACATGTTAAGGCTTGACAAATAATCCACTCGGTAGTATACTGAAAGTACAGTAGATAGCAACCCCCGAGAAAGGAAGACGATATGGCAAAAGTCACTTTACAGCAAGGTCTGTTCAAGGTAGTGTTCACCGAGTATGATCGGTTCAGTGGTCAAAAACATTGGGACACTGAATACTACGACAACGAGGACGAGGCTCGTCAACGTGCTATTTCTTACAACAAAGAACACAACAACCTAGATTATGTCCCCGAGTGGTATGTGAGAGCAGACTACGAAGGTAGAGTCTAAAGTACTACAAAAGTCCCGAAAGGGACTTTTGTCCAAAGGTTGACAATAAATGGATTTGGGCATATAATACATGTATTGATTGATTAAAGGAACTCACATGTCTCTGCCCGTTATCACTGCAAAGGTTCGTGTTTACAACCCCAACTATGACAACAACAACCCGTCTCAAGCCAACAACGAATTCCAGATTTGGCAAGAGCGTGAGGTTGAGGTTCTGCAACTGAACCTGAACTCAGGTGGTATGCGTGTCCGTTTCATGGATCAAGGTCCTTTTGACAAAAAGCCCAAAGCAGTGACCGTGGATATTGCTATTGACGCATTCTTTAACCAATACGACATTGTTGCCAAGTAAGGAGTTATCATGACCGATCAAACTATCGACACACTGAAACAACCCGAGTCTGACCCAACCGATCTGTTGTCCTTTGACGAGGAACAACTGGATGCGGTAGTGGTCTACATTGCCAAGATTGCTCGGGAAACTAGAAACGAACACAACCTCACTGATGAACAAAAGAAAGATAGTCTTGCCAAGTTTTTCAAAATCATGAATTCTTGGCCCCAAGAGTTTTGTGACCGTGTTCAGGATCGTATCCTTGAGGCTCATAAAGCCAAGAATTTCTTTTGGTCAAAGCCCGCTGATGCAATGATCGCGGCTACAAAGGCTGTGGAAATGGCTTGACAATAAATCACTTTGGGTATATAATAGAATCTTAGACAGTTAACTAAAGGACAAACAAATGGCAACTCGTTCTACTATCGCTCTGGAATTCGCTGATGGTTCTGTTGGTCAAGTGTATGCACACTGGGATGGCTATCTTGCACACAACGGCAAGATCCTGTTTGAGAACTATCAAGACCCCTTCAAACTGCAAAAACTGATCGACCTGGGTGATGTGTCTACTCTGGGTGCTGAGATCGGTGACAAGCATCCCTTTGATAATCCCTATAGCTACGGTACTCCTGCATATGAGGCTCACAAAGAACAGTTTGGTAACATGTGTAAGTTCTACGGTCGTGACCGCGGTGAGGATTCTACACATGCTCGTTACTTTAAGGACTTTGCCGATTACGTACAAAACCATCAATATGAGGAATACGAATACATCCTCCGTACAGATGGCAAGTGGTACGTCAACCAAGGTGAGGACTACGAACTTCTGGGCGAGGCTCTTGCGAAAGAAGCCGAAGAAGTTGACGACTGATTGAAGGTGTTATATAATATCTTGCTTAAAGGAGATTTATAATGGCACATTTACAAGTTAAGGTTACTAATTCATTCGGCACATTTGAAGGCAAGATTGCTCTAGCCGCAAATTCTGATCTTGCTTCGGCAGACAAACTCATGCGAGAACTTATCAGTGGCATCAATGCTATGGATATGTTGTCTATTGAAGGTGAGAATGGAGAAGCTACTGTGTTCGGTGAAACCGTAATCAAAGAATCAGTAATCACTGTTAAGGCTGTTGGTTGACAATAATTCAATATGGGTATACAATACTCACATTGATTGATAGGAGTGTTTCATGCGTGTTCCAACTGTAGGTAGTTTGATTAAGGTTCGTACTAGTTACAACCAAGGTCCACGTATGATTCCCCCTCAGCCTGCCTTTCATGAATATGAAGGCAAGGTGTTGCCCTCGTACAAGTGGATGAATGATCGTCAATTCTGCATGAGTGGTGACGACAATTGGCCCATTCGTGTTATCACTATGGACTTTGTTGAGGACGTTCAAATCCTCAAAGGTGATTTCAAAACAATCGAGACTGACATTAAGACTTGGGAAGTTCCCGGTAGCAAGGGCAACAAGTATGTTGTTACTCGCAACAGTCAAGGTTGGTCTTGTACTTGTACTGGCTTTCAGTTTCGTAAACAATGCAAGCATGTTAGTGAATTGAGTGGTGTAAAATGATTACTGCAAAAGAAGCCAAACAACTGTATGACGAAAGTGGTGCAGAGGTTGACCACTTTTTGAAGCACACTGTGGAGATCAATGTAGTCTCTGCCGCAAAGAGTGGCAAACGAAAAGTCGAGATTCTAATTGGTACTACTGGTCCCTTTGAGTATGTGGATCAAAAGATTACACCGCTTGAAAAGGCAATCATTGCTAAACTCAAAGAATTGGGTTATACTGCTAAGATTGAAAACTACGGTGACAGTTATGTTCCTCGTGGTTTAGCAGATGATGACGGTAACGGACCTTCGCATCGAAACTATGGTTTTATTATCGGGTGGTAAAATGATTCCCGCAGAACACAAAGAAGATATTATCCAAAGTGGCATCAACTTCATGCGTAGCATCACAGAAGCCTACGGCACTGATGAAGGCATGAAGTTGTGGGATGCAATTGCAGATACCCTTGACAAGGATGTTAAAGGTCAGATTTTCTTTGCTATGCTCACTGGAGATTACAATGGCGTAGTGTCCATTTCTAGTCATCAGGCAGGCTCTGACCGCGTGTGGAGAATCAAAGCAATTCGGTCAGTTACTGGTCTCGGTTTGAAAGAAGCGAAAGACCTCAGCGATAATCTTGACAGCGGCAAGACTATCAAACTCAATGTCAATCCCAAACAGCGTAATGAGGCACTTGCCGAATTGCGTAACGCAGGATTTCATATATGATGTTTGTTGTAATTACATTGTCCTTCGTTGCCACTCTTGTAATTTTAGGACTGTGCTATCTCATTTATGAGATTATCACAGACAAAAAGAAGCCTACTAAAAAAGTAGAAGACATTCCTCAACCAACAAATCTTAGATTCAAGAAACCCAAACTATGATCTTTTTAAACCTTTTCTTTGCTATACTCTTAGCGTATTGGGCCAAACGAGATTTCGAGCGTGGCTTTGATAAGCTAGGTTGGATTAACCTTGTATTCAGCGCATTCAACGCCGCAGTTGTATTGGATCACTTCCTATGATAATGTACAAGATTAGAAAGAAGGATGATCCTGAAATGTTTGTGAAGGGTACGCCTACTTATCACAGCTATGATAAGACTGGTCGCATCTTTCAGAAACTCGGTCAACTTAGAACCTTTCTCACAGGGGTGATGAATAACGATGAATGGTACGCACGAAAAGGCGAGGCTCCGCGTAACAGTGTAGCAGATTGGGAAGTCGTTGAACTTGAAATGGTCGTCAAAGATGTGAAGGGTGTCCACGAAGTTATCACTGCTAAGAAACTTAAAGAATTGATAATGAAATGAAATACGAACACATTGGTTGGTGCAAAGAAGGCTCACATGATAAAGTGTGGGGTGTAATTCTGTTGCAAGAAAACGTAGACAGCGAAAAACAATTCTGGGGCTGGGGTGGCATTAACAAGTATGTTACCTTCTGGGGGCGCCGTGGTGCAAAACTTCAAACCAAACTGGTTGAGGATTCTGCATACAAAGTTAGCGAAATGTTCCGTAAGAAACTGAACAAGGGCTATGAAGAAGTAGACAAGCACGGACTAGATGAAGTCTATCCTGAGTTTGAAAGTGATTTAGAAAAGACTGCGATCTGGGCCACATTGAAGCTATGAATGAGAAGACCAACACTTGGAGATCATTACAAGACCTGCCACCGGCTGTGACGAGTTTTTGGTGTCGGTTTAACTGGCATACTTGGACCAAGTGGAGTGATCCCGTTTCTAGTAACTATTCTTCATACACAAAACAAGTTCGATATTGCATACACTGTAACACCGTAGAAACTAAAAAGTGGCAAAGTACATAAAGGAAATAAAATGAGTCCAGAAAAAGATGCATACCTATGCGAGAAGTACCCTGAGATTTTTGTCAATCGTAACAGTGACATTAAAGAGTCCTGCATGGCTTGGGGCTTTGAAATTAACGACGGTTGGTTTCATATTATTGACAATGCATGTTCATTGATTCAGAGCCACATCAAATGGAAGAACGAACAGCGTGAGCGTGATATCAAATTCAACCTTGCTGTGGACAAAGCAAAACAAGGTGACATGACTGACCTCTATGATGTGATGTTTGTGAAAGATGCGAATGATATTAACTCTTGGCAACAAGAACAGATTGACGAAGCACTAAACGGCGAAGGACGCAAAGTGTCCGAGGTAGTCGATCAGGTCGTTGCTGAACAAATTAAAGAGAAGTTTGGTACATTGCGATTCTATGCCAAAGGTGGTGACGAATACACTGATGGTGTGATTCGTATGGCAGAGGCAATGTCAGGAGTCACCTGTGAAACTTGTGGCGCACCTGGCAAGACTGGTGGCAAAGGTTGGATCAGAACTACTTGTGAGGAACATGCACGATGAAATCAGCGTATAGAGAATTACTAATCGTTGTCATTTGTCTATTACTGGGCTTTGCTATTAGCAGAACCTTATTGCATTACTTCCCATCTTACGGTGAACGTAGGATCGATTGTTCTATAGCAGAATTCAGCCCAGACTTCACTCCTGAAATGAGAAAGGCATGCCGGGATGCAAGGTTGACAAATATTAAATAGTATGTTACAATACTAATACTATGAAAATTGCACTAGCATCCGATCTACACTTAGAATTTGGCGATATCAACCTCACTAACGATGAAGGCGCTGATGTCCTAGTTCTCTCCGGCGATATCATGATCGCCCAAGACTTGCACGACCACCCTCATATGGACTACAACCCATATTCCAGTGGTGCTCTTGCTGATCTTGGTCGCCGTCAAGCTACTGCCCTTCGCTTCCGTGACTTTTTGAAGCGTTGCAGTTTCCAATTCCCTCACGTGGTCTACATTGCAGGTAACCATGAATTCTATCACGGTAAGTTTGTTGGTAGCTTGCAAGACCTGCGTAATGAATGCGGGAAGTACCCTAACGTGTACTTTATGGAAAACGACATGCGTACCATCAATGACGTAACCTTCATCGGTTGCACATTGTGGACTGACATGAACAAAGGCGATCCACTGACACTGCATGCGGTTTCGGACATGATGAACGACTACAGAATCATTCGCCATGACGAATTGGGGTACACCAAACTGCGTCCTGCTCATACTGCTAGCCGTCATCGTAAAAGTGTGGAATACATCCGCACTGTGATTGAAGGTCAGTTTGACGAAAAGTTTGTGGTAGTTGGCCACATGGCACCTAGCAAATTATCTGTTCATCCCAAGTACCAAAACGATACTCTGATGAACGGTGCGTATGCTAGCGACCTGAGCGAATTCATTATGGATCACCCTCAAATCAAGCTATGGACTCACGGTCATACCCATCACAAGTTTGACTACATGATTGGTGAAACCCGAATTGTATGCAACCCTCGTGGTTACATTGGTTACGAGGAATCAGCCGACAACTTTCAACTCCAGTATTTGGAAGTTTGAGTCAACGGTATCGGGTAAGTACATTCCCGATACTGTTGCAATTCGTATCTGTTTCCTCTATAATCATTATACGTTGTTAATCACAACGAATCTTTAAGAGGAAATTATGACTGAAACTAAACAAACTCGCCTGATCGAGGCACTACAGCGCGGTGAAGAACTCACAGCAAAGCAAATCACTTACCGTTTTGATATTGCTAATCCTACTGCAAGCGTTAGTGCTTTGCGCTTCCAGGGCTATGCAATCTACGCTAACAAGCGTACAAATAAGCGTGGTGATACCTTCACTAAGTATCGCTTGGGTCGTCCTAGCCGTGCAGTTGTTGCGGCAGGTTATCGTGCCCTTGCTGAACAAGGCGAGTGATATGAAGTCTAGTCTCGGGAGAGACTAGCAAAAAGGTTTGACGGGCACCTTAAGCCCGTTTTTTATTTGGGTGACAAAAATGGATACAGTGTGGGAATCAATGTTAGATGAAGTTTATGAATGCAAAGTAGAACGGACCGGTGAACGTACTGGTCACCTCACTGTTTTGGATAACCAAAACAGTAGACTTTTATTGGATGAAGATGTACAATTGTCTTATGGTGCAATGTTCGGTCCTGATATGGGTGATGTAGCGTATTGGATGGACATGTGTGTAAACGTTGTTGATAAAATGAAAGAGTAATATGGGCTTCCTTCACAATCTTATGAACAAGCTGGGTCGTTATCGTTTGATTCCTGATCGCAGAACTGGCGCTGATTACTTGCATCGCTACTATCTTTTCTTGAAGGATCGTAAGTGGTTCCCGTTCAACGTCACACTACATAAGATTGTGCGAAGTGATGATCCTATCTTTCATGACCACCCTTGGCCTTACATGACGATTGTTCTCAAGGGTGGTTACTACGAACACATCCCACTGACTGATGGCAAAGGTAACAAGATCGGTGAACTTAGCAAGTGGTGTGGTCCTGGCTCAATCATTATGCGTAAGGCTCACGAATATCATTGGCTTGAACTTGACGCAGAACGTCCTGCTACTACCCTTTTCTTCATGGGTCCTCAACAACGTGATTGGGGTTTCTTAGTCGAAGCGAAAAAAGGTAAACATCGTTGGATCAAAAACGATCATTATCTTGAAGGTTGGAAAGACTATCACGACAAGTATATCGCACCCAAAGCTGCTAGCAGAAAGAAAGACTAATCATGAACGATACCCTCTTGCTTGTACTGTTGCTTTTCACAAAGCATTTCATTATCGACTTCCCTTTGCAAAACAAATATCAATGGAGTAACAAGGGAACGTACGGTCATTGGGGTGGTGTACTGCATTCATTCTTACATGGTATTGGTACAGGTGCATGTTTTATTTGGTACGCTCCTCAGGCAGCGGCATATCTTGCAACGATTGATTACATCTTGCACTATCACATTGACTGGGCAAAGATGAACCTCAATAAGAAACTTGGTTGGGGGCCTACTACACATGAACAATTCTGGTGGTTGCTTGGTCTGGATCAGTTTCTACACGCACTAACTTACATTGGTCTTATTTACCTGGTGACAACATGAATTACGAATCCTTTAATTTCAGTGTTGATGAATATGGCAGTGAATTGACACAACAAAGTCACCAAACATTGTATTGGTTGAATCGCAATGGTTACTTGAGTAAAGAAGATACTGAGGAATTACTCAGTAGAATGATTGTTAGTCCGATCCGTAATAGACCCAGACTAGGACAGCGTTTACTTGCACGATTCTTTAACAAAGCGTCCAAAGAAAACAGTTATGTGTTCCCTATCACATTGGTAGACGATTGTTATAACAACGACGGAGACGTATCCGGTGACGGAAAACCTAAATTGAGAGTAGTAAAATGAATGAAACGACAAGAGAAATTATCCTGATTCTATCAGAAGAATGCGCCGAGGTTGCAAAAGAAGTATCAAAGATTATGCGCTTTGGTCCCGATCAAATCAAACCCGGCAAAGAGAAAACAAACATCCAAGTACTACAAGAAGAACTGGGCGACTTGCTTGCTATGGTTGACTTGCTTGTGAAACAGAAAGTGGGCGTAACTACCCAAGGATTGAACGAAGCGAAGAAAGCTAAGTTCGAAAAACTGAAACAATGGTCTAACATTCCTATCAAATAAATAACATCATGTTCGAACTATTCCTCCTTATCATTGGTTTGTTTGTAGGCTATCATTTGGGTCAGATGGTTCTGTCTTGGAGACTGCGTGATATCATTCTCAAAGAGGCCAGAAAAGAAGGCATCCACGTTGATGATGAATACAACATCATCGAAGAAAAGGAACAGAAGCCTAATGTATTTCAACTATTTGTTGAACGTGCAAACAATGTGTTGTATCTATATGACAAAGAACATGGCACATTTGTGTGTCAGGGTTCTACGATGGAGGAACTGGCGAAGCTTGCAAAGCAATACAAGAATATCAGATACGCCGCAGTAATGGATCAACATACAGACGATGTTGTTGCATTCGTAGACGGTGAAGTTAAAACAGATTTGTTGGCAAAAACGCATGAAAGTTAATATCAGAAAATATCCTCGAGGAAGCGGTGATCGAAAGATTGACGTTGAAATCGAGAAGTTTGATACTTGGTCGTTGGATCATACGTTGGCACTAATGATTTTGCCTGCGTTGATTCAACTCAAGGAAGTTAAGCACGGAGTACCTAGCGAGTTTGCAGAACACGGTGGTGAAGATTATCATAATCAACAGTGCTTTGAATTCTACAGTGAGGTCAATGATTGGGCTTTTGAAGAACGAATCAAAGAATGGGACGAAGTACTTGACAAGATGATTTGGTCTTTTGAACAACTCGTAAAAGACGACTATGGAGACCAATATCATCATGGTAAGATGGAGATGGATTGGGTAGAAACAGACAAGTTGTATCCCAATCCAATTACCGGGAAGATGGAAAAGACTTATCAGATGGTTGATAAGAATCCCGACGAGCACTGGTACGATCATGTAGGTCATCAACTGCATGAAGCACGTATGCAAGAAGGGTTTGAATTATTCGGTAAGTACTATAGGAATCTTTGGGATTGAACTCGTTTGAACTAATGGTCGGTATGCTTGGTAAAATTAATCATACCGACGACAAAACAATAAGTAAGTCAGATTATGAACTCTTTCGCAAAGAGTATGTTTTTGATAAACTAAAAGGTCTAAACTACGGGAAGGCTTTTTGCGAAAGATTTAACATTCAAGATCCAGTCGTTAGCCGACTGATTGACACTGACTTAGCAGAAGAACTAATTGAGAGCACATATTTAAAATGACACACCTAGTAACAGAGAATTGTATTAAATGTAAGCATACTGATTGCGTTGTTGTTTGTCCAGTTGATTGCTTCTATGAAGGACCTAACTTCTTGGCAATCAATCCAGACGAATGTATCGACTGTGGTGTATGTATTCCCGAGTGTCCAGTTAACGCTATTGTGGAAGAAGGCGATCTACCTGACGATCAACATAAAATCTGGTTCGACCTCAACGAACGACTATCTAAAAAGTGGAAGAACATCACTAAGAAGAAGGATGCACCACCTGATGCAGAAGAATGGAAAGACAAGCCAAACAAGCTCGACTTGTTGGAAGAGTAATGGAAGAACTGACATTTGACAACGGATTCTGCTTGAAGTGGTCTGAGGGACTAGATGGTGGAGGTTCTACTCAATACACCGACTTTCTTGATCTACTATTGAGCAAAGGTAAACGCTACGACCATTGCCTTGAGTGGTGTTCTGGATTGGGTGCCATTGGATATAGTATTCTTGATGCAGGATTGTGCAATCGGGTGTCGTTTATGGATATGTACGAACCTGCAAAAGATTGCATCATCATTAATGCAATCACAAATAATGTAGAAGAAAAAGTAAACTTCTACCACTATGACGCTATAAAAAAATTACCCAACGTAAAGTTTGATCTGGTTGTAGCTAATCCACCACATTCACCTGATCCATCAGATATCTCAGGTGAACATAGTCATAGACTTACTATAGATACGTATTGGGATATACACAATGAATTCTTCACTAACATCAAAGGCTATCTGAATCCAGGTGCTGATGTGTTCTTGTCAGAAATATCACGTTTCTCTGAACACCTTCGCGCCGCAAAAGATAACGGTTTGAAATTCGTAGGTTCATATCCAGCTCCTGCATTAATCAAAGACAGTAACCCCGATGCAGTACTGATGCATTATACACTATGAAACCAAAATTTATTGACTACTATATGAAGATTGCTGATACGACCGCAGAATTGTCGTATGCAAAGCGCCGGCAAGTTGGTGCAGTAATCGTTCGTGACAATCAGATTCTTGCAACTGGATACAACGGTATGCCTAGTGGTTGGGAGAACAACTGTGAAGAAAAGCATTACAAGATCGACGGATTCCTTGTTGATGACGAAGGATGTTACGAACTGAAAACAAAGCAAGAAGTCCTACACGCAGAGAGTAACGCAATCGCTAAGGTTGCAAAATCTACCGAGTCTAGCGAGGGTGCAACATTGTTCTGTACAACTGCCCCTTGCATAGAATGTGCCAAACTGATTTATCAGTCAGGCATCAAGAGCGTCTATTATCGTGAATCATATCGCAACGATGATGGCCTCAAATTTCTAAAACAAAGTGACGTAAATGTCCATCAACATCCCAACAGCGCACAAGACTGAAATTTCGTTATCTTATGGTGAGTTGAAGCCAGTCATCGAATGGTGTGAGAGAAATTGCACCGGTGAGTGGAAATTTATGGAAGACCCCGACAATCAATGGGGTGGATATGTCTTTTTCTTTGATTCAGAAAGAGACTATGTTGCATTCTCTATGTGGAAAAAATGACCAAGTTTTATACATTCAAACGTGAGTCCAATAACTTTGATGACATTCTCAATGACATTTCATTGAAGAAGCACATCAAGACCAAGATCAAGTGGAGCTACCACTTGATGATTTCATTAGGTCAAAAGGTAGACGAATCTACCCTTGGATATCTTGTGTTGAAGTACGGGGATGATATCACTAATCCTATTAATAAGGACTACACACCCGTACCCAATGTAGACTATAAGCCTAAGCGATAATTAGATCGGCAACCATAGCCAAATACCTTGGCTTAGCAATAAGCTGGCAATCGCACCGACCCCGATACTTCCCCAATACATTGGCATGCTAACAGCTAAGATGCTAGCAGACAATAGAACGATAGCCAATTGGAATGCTGTACCAGCAAAAGTTAGCCATGGGCTATGCTTTGCAGCCTCATCACGGTCAGCTTCTAGTTTACGTGCTTTTGCTAGTAGTTCTTTTTTACCCTCACCTGATTCAGGATCGGACTCATAACGGTCGATCTTAGCCTGTAGCTTTTCGGCTTTGGCCTTCTCACCACGCATGATAGCATCCTCTAGACTCTGTTCTGCTAGGGTTTGCTTGATAGACTTGGCTTGATAGAAGCTATACATGTTATTAGCGGAAATTGTATTCTTCAATACTTTACTGCTTAACCCGTTAGCAACATACGTGTTTACAGCTAACAATGCTGCCAAAACAGTGATGACCCATCCTGCTTTGTCCTTAATTTTTGCTTCTCTCTCACTCCTAGAAAGAGGTTTTTTCTCTTCAGCCATGAACTTCTCCTTATAGTTATTATAGTTCTACATTATTTATACCCAAAAGTTGATAAATATCAAAGAGGACAAAGATCCTCATCTTTCGATAAAAATAATAAAAAGGGAAAGAAGAATGAAAAAGACGATTTTGGCGCTGGCTCTAGCCGCCGGCTTTGGGGTGTCGGCCCAAACCTTGATTAATCAAGGAACTTACGACAGTAAGACATTGGTTGATACGAACAGTACTAGCAACAGTGCTAGTACAGTAACCACTAATAACACTAGCACTAGTACCAGCACAAATACTAGCACCAGTACGGTTAATAGTACCAGCACGAACACTAACAACAATATTAACTCAGGAACCATTACATACAATAACAATAACGTAAGTAGCGGAACTGTGACGAATATTAATCAGAATACCAACACTGGTACTATGACGTATAACAATAATAACGCTATGAGTGGTAGCGTCACTTACACAAACAACAACGTGCAAAGTGGCACATTGACGAACAATAACAATAACGTCAATACAAGCACTGCTACGACCGTTAACACGAACAACAATATCAATAGCGGCACACAGACGTTTAACAATAACAACGTCAGTAGCTCCACTAGTACAAACAACAACATCAACACTGGTACGATGACGTATAACAACAATAACGTCAGTACCAACGTGAATACAAATAATAATATACAGAGTGGTACATTGACTAACAACAACAACAATGTCAATACCAGCACAAGTACCAGTTCTAATGTTAATACCAATAACAACATTAACAGTGGTACTATGACGTATAACAATAACAATGCTACTACTAGTGCTAACACAAACCTTAACACAAACAACAACGTCAATACTAGCACTGCTACGAATGTGAATCAAAACATTCAAAGTGGTGAAATGACTAATCGTAACATCAACGAAACAACGATTACTCAGAAGTTGATTCAACCACCACCAACTGCTATCGCACCTCCAATGATGAGCGTGGGTACAGACTTGTGCGTGACAGGTGTTAGTGCCGCAACTCAGACTCAAATCTTTGGTTTGAGTTTCGGTTCAACAATGCGTGACGCAAATTGTGAACGACTAAAGTTATCTAAGACATTGTACGACATGGGCATGAAAGTTGCCGCAGTTGCTACAATGTGTCAAGACCGTCGTGTGTTCGATGCTATGATGCAAGCAGGTACACCTTGCCCATACGAAGGTAAGATCGGTGAACAGGCTGCAACAGCATGGGCAGCAAATCCAGACAAGATTCCTACAATCGGTCTAAAGGAATAAGATGCTAAAGAAGATAGCATTAGCCATTGCACTAGTATGTAGTGGGGTGTCAGCCCAGCAGACTGCCGGCACCACTAGTGGGCTACCTGCAGGGTCTACCCTTGATCCATCGCAAGTATACAATACAGTTAACCTAGTCAATAATACCATGAGCCCTACTAACACAACCGGCACATGGCAAAATCTAGGATTAGTGAATCAAGGATTACCGTGTTGGGGGCCAGGTGGTCCTGTATACTGCGGGCCACAACCTTACTACAATAACGGTTCTTTTAACTTTAGCTATGGAATCACGGATGTACATCAAACAGTGAATATCAATAATGCATTGTCTAGTATAGGCAGTGGCCTACAAGTAAACGGGTATAATTTTGGGTTTACTGCTAAGAATGGCAATGGTTGGGACGATGGCCGCGTTGACTACTTAACAGCATATGTGAACTTTGAAGACAAATCCAACAAGCTAGCCTATAGTAAAAGTTATGATTTGAACTATAAGTTTGATTGGACGACATTTAATTTTAGTGAAACGTTTGATACACCTTATGCGAGTAAAGATTTGAAAACAGTTACTTATGGTTTTGTCGGTGGAGACAATAACTACTGGGCCGGCCCCTACGGACCGGAAATTTATAATGTAAGTTTCAGTTTGAAGTATAGCGTAGATCAATGTTCTATGAACGTACTGAGCAGTCCAACATGTCCGGGTTATCTAGAGGCGTTAGCAAAACTTGCGCCGGCGCCTACTACTGTTACTAGCGAACCAATCACAACCACTTCAACATCCCCTACAACTACAACAACAATAGTGACTGATCCAATCGCATCTACTGTTAGTGTTACTAGTACAAGTACTATTGCACAGCCAATTGTCGCCCCCACTACGACTACAACATCAACTACCTCAACTGTTACCGCTACGAAAGAAACACAATCAAATTCCAGCAACACTAGTTTGGCATTGAGCATCATTAGTAAAAACAGTGAGCGTGATGCCACAGGCGCAGCAGTCGCACAATCAGCAGTATCTCAAGCACAACAAGCTGCACAACAAGCCCAACAGGAAGCAGCAAGCGTAGCAAGTAATGCGGTAGCAAACAGCTTAACTGTAAATGCAGTGTCAGGTAGCAATCAGCAAACTAGCGGAAATGGTATCAAATTGAATACTACCGCTAGCACAAACTTTTCGTTGCAACCCGGTATCACTAATTTAACTAGTATGTTGGGACCACAAACTTCTAGCTCAACGTCAGCACAACAAAATGCTGGCTCTACTGCAATGAGTGCGTCTATCAATCAACCAGTATCAACAGCTAATACAGTGTCGCAACAACTAACATCTAACACAGCAGCTACGTATGCTCTACCATTACTACAACCACAGCAATCTATCGTGGCTCCTATGAATGCGTACATTCAGACAGAAGCTATTCAACAAGTGCAACCCATTACACAAAATAAGTCAGTAACTCAAACCTCAGAGACTTACTCTATAGTACCTACTAACTTCTTGACTGATAGAACTAACCCACTTACTGATATCATTGAGGCTAAACAGAGCGTTCCTCAAAACAATACTATAGCAACAACTGGTCCTAGCGTTAACAAGAACGCCGGTAACAATGAAGTTGCAGGTGGGGTAGACATTAACAAAATGGCACTTGCACCAATCGGGTACGGTGACTACATGAACTTCACATTGAAGGATGCGGCATTCTACGCACCCAAAGAAGTTTACAAGAATCAACGTAACGTTGACAACGCTAGAGCATTGCGTCAGATGACCAATGATTCTAAGCACAGAGAAATGATTGAGATGCAATATGTTAGATAATTTAATTAGTTGGAACACTGTATCGATGGTTGTAGTTTTGGTACTTGTGTTGTACGCCGGAATCAGATTCATTGATAGGGTTTTCGAGAAACCTAAGAAAAAGAACTCGTTGTTTTAAGGAAGGGAGTAGGATATGAAATATGGTTACATTATAATAGTTGCCCTCGCAGTCTTTTTAGGCTACAGCATCTATAACACTGTAAAAGTCGCTGATAAGATCATCAGCAAGCGAGCCGAACAAATTAACTCGGCATTGATTGGGAGATAATAATGACAGAAGAAATAAAAAACGTTAACGCAAAGATTGACGAAGCAGAAGCAGCGATGAAGAAGTATGCCAGCAAAGATACAGTTATCAGTATCGGTGGCTACGAGTTCACTCCTGCAAAACTAATGGTAGCACTAACGTTGGTTAGTTCCACACTCGGTGGACTCTACGGTGCGTTTGAAGTCTACAAAGACTATGTGGGAATGAAGAAAAAGATTGCTGAATACTCTGCACCGGACTTAAGTGGGTTCGATAAGCGACTAGCAGTGATCGAGGAAAACAGTGCCAAAACTAGTGATTACACACGTGATATCAAAACGGATTTGAAGAATGACTTGCGCCGTAATGAGTCTGTGACCGAGCAAGTTGAGCGTAGCGTAAAGCAAGCCCAACGTGAAACGGAAGCCGAAATGCGTGAAATGCGTAAAGCAGTTCGTGAAGATTTGGAAAAAGCACGTAACGAAGCCAACACTATTCGTAGAGAAATGGCTGATGCACGCAGAGAAATAGAGCGTGAAGTTGTCCAATTGAAGAAAGAAGTGGATAACAAGATCCAGAAAGCTATTGACAATCCTCTTGCTAACAAGTAAAATGATTGAATGAAAATAGACGAACTAGAAAACAAAATGCCCCATCTGTATCTTGATATGGATGGGGTCCAAGCAGACTTCTTTGGTGCATGGGCTGATAAGCATAACGTCAATCATTGGAAAGCAATCCAAGACAAAGAAGGTGAGATCGAAGAACTAGCCAACAGTACCCCTGAACAAGTTTACGAATTCTTCCGCAAACTACGACCATTGCCCGGTGGTATGAAGATCATCAATTGGCTACAAGCAAACAAAATCCCATATACCGTTCTATCTGCCCCATTGCGCGGCCCATATGCTGATGTGAGCAAACAGGCTAAGAAGGATTGGCTAGATGAGTTTCATCCCGGTTCTAGTGACAATGCTATCTTTACTAGTCAAAAACATAAATATGCTGTAAATGACGGTGTGCAAAACGTTCTAGTTGATGATTTCGGGCCATACTGTGAGAAGTTCAAAAACGCAGGTGGTATTGTAGTTAAGCACGAAGATGAATCCGAAGTTGCAACTGCGGCAGCAGACACAATCGCACAATTAGAAAAGATTTATGCGCCTTTCTTAAACAAGTAAATAGTACATGCCCAAGAAAGATCCTGCACAAACTAATATCCGTTATGAAGTCATAACGCAAGAAGATCCAGAGACCGGCGATCTTATCATCCCCATACCTCCCCAAGTACTTAAACAATTGGGGTGGAAAGAAGGAGATGAAATTGACTTTCAAGTAGGTCAAGACGGTAAAATTTACGTTAAGAAAATATAAACATGTCATCACAACTAGATCCATGGCTAAATAGTCAGCAGATTACAATCAACGTAGACGATTATATAACCACTACTGGTTCATCCGGTGATTATTTAACAGTAGGCACAAACGGATTAGACTGGGGCTCGTTCAGTATCGATAATAATTTAAAAAGTGATACGTTAGAAGTTAAAGGTGACGCTAACTTTGACGGTGACCTCAAGATACAAGGTAAGAGCCTCAAAGAATCATTAGACAGCATTGAAGCAAGACTAGCTATCTTACGCCCCAATGAGGAGCTAGAAGAAAAGTGGGAAAACTTACGTGGTCTACGCAAAGCCTACATGGAACTTGAGGCTGAAATCATCGAAAAAGAAAAGATGTGGGGCATACTAAAGAAGTAAACTTTAGTACTACTTGACAATAATTATGGGTCGTGATATACTATCAGCTACATTGACAACTATGGACTGTTATCTATGACCATGCACCTCGCACATCCCTCCCTAACTATGGGTGGCAAACGCAAAGGCAAACAGAAATTCCGCAATGCTGAGGAAGCACGTAAGGCACGTGAGCTTGACGCCTCTTGGGCCGAGCTACAGAAAAAGTGGGGCGTTGAAGCTGACGAGAAAAAGCGCAACCGTGCTATGTCTGCTCCCACTCTCACTTACAAACTTGAAGTCCCTGCCGACCGATCAACCAAACATATTCCCAGCCGTGTCACCGAAGGCGGTTCAACTGCGGCAGTACACAAAGTCTATACTGGCAACAAGATTCTCGGTATCGGTACTATGCATAAATCCAATGCAGTGCCCATCTTCTCCGACGAGGAAGCGCAAGATATCGCAAGGATGCGCCGTGGCTGATATTTATTTTGAACTTAATGATAGCGTAGCAGACCGAGTTGGTGGTAAGTATTTTACCGCAAGTAAAAACAGTACCTATAAGTTTGCGATGCAATCTCACCGACTATTAATGTACAGTGACAGAGCATGGTGCGAAGATAAAGGTACTGTCTGGTTCCTAAAGCACCGACAGGATCCTACTGCCGAAGTAGACATGAAAGAATTCATGTGGGTCAAACTTAAAGCGGAGACGGTGCATGGCTGAAAAGACATTCTATTACGAGTTCAAAGAGCCCGGAAATCAGTACAGCCCCGGTGTGTACACTAATGTAGGGCACAGAATGGGTTTCAGAATGTACAACCTTGCTACTAGAGTGTGGCGACAAGGATCCAGGGGCGGAGTCAAGATTATAAAAGAGAATCTACACTTTTATGATAATGTTAAGTCATACGGTGAAATGTATGTCACAAAAAATGAAGAGGCAATGAAAGAGTTCATGTGGGTCAAACTTCAGGCCCAACCATACAACGAAGGAGCGTAAAGCAAATATATATGGCTAAAGAAGAAGGTTTTAGAGTAGACGGTAAGGTAATTGATGTATTACCCAATGCAGTCTTTAGAGTATCACTAGATAGCGGTCAAACAGTAACTGGGTATATCTCAGGCAAGATGCGTAAGCACGATATTAAAATCTTGCTAGGAGATGCAGTTGAAATAGAGTTCAGTCCATACGACTTGACTAAGGGCAGAATCGTTCGTAGGAAATGAAACTCTACGAACACGGGTTCATTGGACAAGATGAAGCTAATACTGTTCTCCATTGGGAGCCAGGTTCTTCATTTGCCCAACATCAAAAAAATGCACAGGGAATGCCAGCCAATTGGTACTTTCGTGATGTAGACATAACCTATCAATACAATTCGTTAGGTCATCGATCCAAAGAGATACAAGATATTGATTTGGACAACTATATCCTGTGTACCGGATGCAGTCACACAGAGGGTATAGGGATGGAGAATGACAAAATCTACCCGCACCTGTTAGCAAAGAAACTCAACACAGACTGCTACAATCTTGCGTTATGTTCCACTGGTATAGATGTGGTATTGCACAATCTATTGATCTGGTTTGCAGTAGTTCCCAAGAAACCCAAACTAGTAGTTATTCAGTGGCCTGATTTTACTAGAATGATAACAGGTGGTAGTCCTAACAATCTGCAACCTCGAGGATTGTGGTATAACAACGATAACTATAACAATTTTGTGAATCTTGGTATAGACCTAGAGTATTTTGAAGCTAGGAAACTATTAACACATAACGTAATCAACGCAACCATCAAAGTACCTATTGTATACTTTGGCTTGCAAAAAGTGATACCTTTCAATGACGAAACTATCATTGAACCTATGATCGACAAGGCTAGAGACTTGGGCCATCCTGGCATAAAGTCACATCAATTATTTGCTGATTCGATACACGAACACCTGATAAATACTGAATGTTTGAGTTTTTATCAGAATCCCGCAGAAAAAAGTTAGTAACCGAAAAGTTACCTTACTCCCATACCGACCTAAATCCCGTTCTAAGCAAAGCTACGCTGGACTATCACTATGATAGTCTGGCGAAAACCTATGCCAAACGCTATAATGAAAAAGAGGGGGATGATGATTTCAACTATGCAGGATGGTTTCTGCATGAGATATACTTCCAGCAGTTTCATAGCCCACAAAATTCAGGTACACCTAACGGTCCCGTACTCAATCTAATCAAACGCAAGTATGGTTGGTGGAAAGACTTCAAAGAGCAGTTCAAAGAAGAAGCAATGAAGATCCAGGGTTCAGGCTGGATTTACATGGACTATGAGGGTGATATAAAGACGATAGTGAATCATGAAGTACGTGATGACATTCTCATCCTTGTAGACTGGTGGGAACACGCCTGGGCATTAGACTATCAAGCAGACAAAAAACAATATTTAGAAAACATCTGGAAGATTATGAACTGGAGTCATATCAACACTAGATGGGGAAAACATCTATGAGATTACAAGAATTTCAGCTTCCAAAGAATCAATGGGAACTATTGATTTCAAACTCAGACAAAGAAGAACTAGGAGGGGAATTGGTAGACCTAGTCAAAACTGCATATACAAACACCCCACAAGGTAGCTTTGTTAATTCTATTAAAGACGTAATTCCAAGTGATTGGAATGTGATAGACTGGGATCAAGACCCCGACGTTGATAGTTGTGTATTCTATCGCAAGAATCGCCCAGGAGAATCATGGGTAGGATACAAGATACAGGGTATTGGTCATGACGGAACACGCACTAGCAAAGACAAAGCTATCGCTAAAGTTCAGACTCTTATACAAAAGAACGGAGTGTGGATAGAATCTAGTGATGCAATGCAACATATTCTAAAGAAATTGAGCGCACCGGTAGTAACAGACCAGGAATTCCTACAGAGACTGTTTAAGGACGCAAATTTACGTATGATTGACAAAGACACATATCAGCGAAAACTAACGACAGGACAAGTCGTACAAGAGACCGTTTTTGGTCACCCAACATTAAAGGACTAACATGATTACATTAACAGAAGCAGCACAAGAGAAGATTAAAGAAGTTCTAGCTGAGGAAGATTCTAACGCTAGATTACGAATGTACGTACAAGGTGGTGGATGTGCAGGATTTTCTTACGGGTTTACGATTGACGATGAACAAAATGAGGATGACTTTGAGATTCCTGCAGGTTCGTCAAGTGTCCTAGTTGACAGTATGAGCATTCAATATCTGCAGGGAGCCATAGTTGACTATAAAGATGATCTAGATGGATCACGTTTTGCGATTACAAACCCCCAAGCTTCAAGTACCTGCGGTTGTGGAAGTTCCTTCGGTATTTGATAAATACAGAATAAGGATTTTCTATGGCAATTTCAGGGCTACAAGTCATAAATATAGGCGTACAAAATGAGTCAATCGGTAGCGATTCGCTCTATACCGCCTTCAATAAAGCAAAAACTAACTTCGCTACTCTATTCGGAAATTCGAGCCCCTTCAATACTTTTACTGGAAATACCGGTATAACAGTACATGCGAACTCTACGCTCGGAACAGTTGATATCACAAACACAGGTGTTACTAGTTTAACTGCGGGTGATAGCAGTGTAACGTTGTCTGCTAGTAATGGTGCCATCACTATTACAGCAGCAGGTGGCGGAGGAGGAGGCGGGGTTTCGTCCGTAGGTGTTCTTACTGCATCTAGTTCTCGACTAACATCCACCGGTGGCCCGATCATTAGTTCAGGTAACATTACTCTTGATCTTGCAACCACTGGAGTTACTCCAGCAACATATACCTATCCTACGCTGACTGTTGATGCATATGGTCGTGTGACAAGTATTTCTAACGCATCTAGCGTCGGTACTGTAACTAGCGTCGGTATAACTCCCGGATTTGGCATTCAAGTTACAGGAAGCCCTGTAACTACATCAGGAAACATAACAATATTAAATACCGGTGTTACTCGTTTGAGCGCGGGCACAGGTATTACACTGAGTGGCAGCAATGGTAATATTACTGTTTCCACCGCAGCAGGGGCCGGCACAGTAACTAGTATTGCAGTTAACAGTTCAACATTGACAGTCTCAGGTAGCCCTATCGTTGCTGCAGGTACTATCACTGTAGATTTGCCGGCTAACATTGCAGTAGGTAACATCACTGCTAACAGCACCGGCGGTATTGGTTATGCAACAGGTGCCGGCGGCACAGTTACACAAACTACATCACGTACAACCGGTGTTACTATAAACAAACCTAGTGGATCTATTACATTAGTTTCAGCCGCAGGCACATCATCATATACTACGTTTACTGTCACAAACAGCACAGTTGCAGCAACTGACGTTATTATTGTTAATCAAAAGTCAGGCACTGACAAGTACGAAACATGGATAAGCAACGTAGCAGCCGGCAGCTTCAACATCACGTTCTCAGATGTATCGGGAACTACTACTGAACAGCCAGTATTCAACTTTGCTGTAATCAAAAGCGTAGCCGCATAATCAATTGGAAATAACATGACTGACACAATAAAAATAACAGCACTTAGTCAGATAGGGACAAACATCCCTGCATCTACTTTAACTCCTGTCGTTGACATGGCAGGGACACCTACTACAAAGAAAGCAACAATTGCAAATATTGCAAATGCTATTCTTTCAGAAGCAGGCAACACATATGCATATGCAGCCAAAGCAAACATTGCAAACGTTGCTGGTCTTGCAGGAGTAGTATCAAATGCAGCCCAGCCTAATATCACTAGTGTAGGGACGTTAACTGGTATAACAAGCACCGGGGTCGCCAACTTTACTGGGGCAAGTAACGTAGCATTAGGTCCAGTAGGGAACATTCGTATCACGGGTGGTTCTAGTGGGCAAGTTCTGTCAACAAACGGCACTGGTACATTAAGTTGGGTTAATCAATCAGGCGGTGGAGGAACTCCGGGTGGATCTGACGGTCAAGTACAATTCAATGACAGCGGCGCATTTGGTGGAGATGCCGGACTAACTTTTAACAAAGCTTCTAATGATCTTGCTGTTGCAGGTAACGTTATTACTGAATCTATTCAAAGTCCTGATGGCTCTAATGTAACAATAACAGCAGGCACACCGGGCCCGGCGTTCATATTTACTATTGGCGGTGCATTAGAAATACCAGGTGGACACCTTTTAGAATCAAATCAAGAAGGTGAGTTCGAATTAAAGTCTAATCAAGGTTTGGTGATTTCTACTGACATTGCTAATGCCGATTTGCATTTTACTTTTGCAACCGACGGTCAAATATATTGCCCTGCAAATGCGAACTTCCAAGGTACTAGGGTTAATATCGGACCTGATTCAGGGAATTTTGAACTAACGGATCCGACACTGGTTATCAGTGCTAGTAGCAATACATATGTTCAAGCTGGATTAATTAATCAAAACCCAATTGGATCCAGTGACTGGGTAGCATACGGTGCTAATGGTAGTGACGCCGGAGCTTGGACTGACTTTGGATTTACTGGTCATGACTTTGATGATCCTAACTATACTATCACCGGTGAAGGTGATGGCTATGTATTTGTTCAGGGGTATGCGAACGGTCATGGAAATTCTAGTTTAGTTTTAGCAACCGGAGAGAATGGTAACGTAAAAGATATTATATTTGCCACCGGTGGCTTTACCACAGCAAATGAGTTCGGTAAAATTTCTCATGCTGAGAATTCGTTAAAGTTGACACGTGCAGGGTCATCATTAGAATTTGCGGATGGAACATTTGCACAAGATAATATTGAGGGTACAGGCAACTTTGGATTTGAGATGCCAGCCAACGTTGGCTTTGGCATTTTAGCAAATGCCGGCAATAGTGAATGGAAATTTGGTAGTGACGGCAACTTAACAACTCCAAGCAACTTAGTGATTGGTGCGAACATTGGTGGAGGCTCAAGCATTTATCAATTTGATGCACCTCTTCAAGTTATAGGAGAAGGTGCTAACAGCGCAGTGATAGTGGGCTGGACAGCAAATAGTAGTGGACCAGAAGATGTAGTGGCTATTGCGTTCAATAATCCATTGGCTAATGGCGCTAGTAATCTAGTCATGGGAGTCGGCAATAACTCAACTACTGTTAACTATTGGACCTTTGCTAACGATGGTACAACAACATTCCCAACACTAACTGTAGATTTACACAATGGTGGTAATCAAACTGCACAAACATTACAGTTTGGTGATAGTACACAGCAAGCAATCATAACTGGTCCAACGCCTAGTGCTAATATAAACGCACAACGATTAATCATTCAAGGTCAACGTGCTAGTGGAACAGGCGAAGGCGGTGATGTTTACTTCTGGGCCGGCGACGCTGATCTTTACGGCGGCGATATCAAAATCTATGCAGGTGATGCAGACAATGTATCAGCAGGCTACGGTGGTTACGTAAACATTGAGGGTGGTCGTGGCTTTGACCAAGGTGGTTATGTACGTATGACTGCCGGACAAAGCAGTAACGGTCAGGGTGCATATGCTCAAATCGTCGGTGGTTATGGTGTTAGTGGCGGTGACGCTACTGTTACCGGCGGCTATGGTAGTGCTGGCCCGGGCGGCAATATTAATCTTAATGCCGGACAATCAGGTAACGGTCTATCAGAATATGGTAATGTAAATATTAGTGCAGGAGCAAGTACTTGGACACTTGATAACAGCGGTAACACAACTATTCCGGGTAATCTAATAGCAGAGTCAGCAAGCCCTGCTCCGTATTTAAGTGGTTTTGGTACCGCAACATTTGGAATTAATGTTGTGACAACACCAGTCCCTTATTCTACGTTAGTTGCTGTAGCTGGAGCACGTGCATTTATCAATGATGGTAATTTAGTTTCAGCCGGAGGAGGAAGTTTTGGCGCACAAGTCAGTGGTGGCGGCTCAAACATTTGCCCAGTCTGGTCAGATGGTACTAATTGGTACATAGGATAACATCCCAACAAAAAGCCCCTTGAAAGGGGCTTTTTTATTTTAGCTTCGCTAACTGATGTGCAGTGTATTTGTCCTTACACATTGCCGGAATATCTTCCCAGGGTTCTTCAAGATAGAATGGACAACCCCTATACCATTTGCCAGTATCCATGAAATACTTGAGTTCAAGTAAGTCAGACTTTTGAGTAGGATCAAAAAGCCTTCGATCATTGATGCCGGTAAGTTTAGTGTACCTCATGAAATGGAAGCAGGCAGGTTACCCTGCCCACTGATTATTCAGCGGAAGTTGCTTCGGTAGATTCCTGGGTTTCAGTTTTCGCCTTCTTGGCGCGGGCTTTGATAGCTTCAACGCTAGGCTTAGCTTTGGTAGCCTTGACTTTGACAGTGCCTTTATTTGCTTCTTTCTCGCGGTCAGCGATACAGTCGGCGATAGTTGCCTGATCGCCAGCACTTGCGAATTCAGGTTGAGTTGCCATATACTTGAGTGCTTCAAGCTTGGTCATCTCATTCGGTAGCTCGATGAAGTCAACACGACTCGCACCGCCTTTAGAGAATTGCTTGATACGGCGAACCATGTCGTCCGTGAAGCGAATTTTAGTAGAATCACCGTGAACAGTAATACCGACAACTTTGAAAGTTTGTTTAGTCATTTTAGTTTCCTTTACTATTGGACTAGGGTTGATAAAGTTTGTCATTCGACATTTACTATTATACATCCGGGCGTAGTAAATGTCAACCGTAAATTTGCCCGAAATTGTTAGCAAGGAACCGCAGAACCAGAGATTAGCAGATTTCCGTACATGGACCGTGCCATAGAAATTGCTTGAAAAGGGTTGTCAGCACATACAGTAGTCCAACCAAAAGCCGAACCAGGGGTGTCAGAGTAGCGAACCATAACCTTGTAAGTATTCATTTTGATCTCCTTAGATAGAAACAGTGTAGGGTTTGTTCCATTTGCCGATGTTCACATCCACGTACCAACCCACATCAAAGTAGTCAGTTTGGATGTCCGAATTGTCGTGATTGCCGTTGTTCATGAGGGGAATCACTTCGGACAGAAAGTCCAGAGCCTTACCGGAGAAGTGTTCCTTATACCAGTAGACATTCACATCCAGACTTTGGTTCTTGCGAATGTAAGCAACTTGGTCGTCCGACATGTACTTTGCGTAGGGCTTTTCCTTGTCAGTTTTGATGAAGTTTTCAATGAAGTCAATCGAACCGGACTTGATGTTCAGAACCAGAGTACTGTGGTTACGCACAGCAATAGAACCCTTGATACCGTACTTTTTCAGCACAGCCTTGATAGCAGGGGCCAGAGATTCTTTGCGTACTTGATTCATATAAGCCATTTGTGAGTCCTTTTCTTAACTGTCTATGTATGTATTATATACCCAAATCCATTTATTGTCAACCTTTGGACAATTAGGCAGCAGACAGCATGTTAGCCGGAACACGCCAATTGGACATGCCCACTCGCACATGGATGAACTTTCGTTTTACATCAGTAACATCACCGATCATCAATTGACCAGTGCGGCTGTTTGTAAACTTGACACGGGTGCCCTTGACTAGGGTAAACTTTGCTTGGGTAGCAAGTTGGTTACGGGCAAATTTGATCGCTGTGGCAATCGAATCCAGTTGTTCGTTCGTGAAAGCACCACTGATGATGGTCGAATTGATTTGCTGAATCGTTGACATGTTTTCTCCTGTGTTTCAGTGTCAATACAAGTATTGTAAACCCAAATCCATTTATTGTCAACCTACGTGGATTCGGACGTTTTGGACCGTCTTAGCACGACGGGTACAGTAGTATGCCCGGGCATATACTACTTCTGACTTAAAACCGCCTTGCAACAGATAAGCCCATGCTTTCTCATAGTCAAGATAGTCCCAACCCCAAACTTTATAGCTACGGCGACCATCTGCCAACTTGTCGTTGAAGATGGTAGCATTTTTACCTGCTAGTTGACGAACAATTTGGGTAGATTTCGAGACCATTCTTGACTCCTTTAATCAATCAATACATGTATTATATGCCCAAATTGATTTATTGTCAATCCCAATTATCCTCTTTTTGAGGAGGGACCCAAATTTTCTTGTTACCAAGTTCATCATACTCAAACGGAACCCCATTGATAGTGTGTGGTTCGTCAGCATCATAGGTCCAACCCAGAGCCTTCATCATGCGATGTTTGACTAACAGATTAGGGCTACGGAAGACTTCGGTGTCGTCAAATCCAAGCATGACGCCGACCTCACAGACAGCTCCACTACGGCAGACACCGGCAACACAGTGAACAATCACGTTCATTCGGTTAGCCAATGCATGTTGCAATAGTCGAACCAGTTCGTTTGCTTGCTCTTGACTGCAACGCATTTCCTCGTCAAGGACAAAGTCACCTTCTTCAACGTCAAGGAACTGGAATTGGTGGACTTCCTTAAACTCGTACTTGGGAGTAGGGAAGTCACCGGGTGGGTCAACGATTTGAATGAGCATGGCATTGACGCCGGGGTTAATGTGCAACCCCTTACGAACGTCACCCAAGCTGATGTTTTGAATCCAAGGCATAATATCTCCAATAATTAAGAGTATACTACACCCTGGATTTATTGTCAACCGCGATTTTTCAAGATTGTGTCGATCAGACCGTATTCCAATGCTTCCTCAGCACTCATGAACTTGTCACGATCCATATCACGTTCAAATTCTTCAAACGTCTTACCTTTGCTATTGTGGTCAACGTAGATTTGAGTCAAACGCTTTTTCAAGTAGGTGATTTCTTTGTAAGAGATTTCGATATCACTTTGCATACCTCGAGCACCGCCACTGGGTTGGTGAATCATGTGTCGTGCATTGGGCAACATCATACGTTTGCCCTTAGAACCTGCTTGCGCTAACAGTGAACCCATACTGCACGCCTGTCCCATGACAATTGTTTGAATGTCAGGTTTGATGAATTGCATAGTATCATAGATAGCCATACCTGCAGTTACTGAGCCGCCCGGGCTATTGATATACATAGAAATGTCCTTGTCTGGGTTCTCAGACTCAAGGAACAATAGTTGGGCAACAATCAAGTTTGCCATTTGGTCATGAACTTCGCCCTCAAGCAAAATAACACGATCACGCAGTAAACGGCTATAGATATCATAGCTACGCTCACCACGTGCTGTTTGTTCCAAAACGATAGGGACTAGAGACATAAACTTCCTTGTAAAATAAAATTTATTATACAGGGAAGTCTAGTAAATGTCAACGCTTTTTGCGCCCTACATTGCCCACTTCTGGCTTCTTGACGCTAGTTGCTTTGCGAGAGGGTTCGCCTGCTAATGCACTTGCGGCCTTCGCAAACCCTTTATCCGTAACGACCTTATCACCGCTAGAAGCAGTTTCATCAGGTTCGGGCAATTCTGTTTTGGGCTTGCTATTGGATAGTTTAAAGCTGAATCCACCCTTAGTTGGATCAGTAGCACCAGACTTGCTTTCTAATGAGATATAACCATCTAGCTTTGCAGGCCATTGTGTAGCAAAACTCATAACACCTGTTTTCTTGTTATAGTCAGCATATTGCTGAACAAAGTTCATATCTAGAATGTTTAGAACAACGTCTTGGAATCCAGGAATAGCATCATTCTCGTTAACAGCCTGCATGACTGCTTTCTTAACGGCGTACGCTAACTTGCCACCATCACTTGCCTTGTCAGACTTAACAGTGTCAGTGATTGCTTTGTACTCTGGCATTTCAATAGGTTTGCCTTTCTTGTAACCCTCGATGCTATCTCTACACTGTTTTACAATGTCAGATTTCCATGGCAGAAACGGTGCGAATTCTTCCGGGATAGCTTCCGGAACATATTCATTAATCAAGTTCATTGCTTGGAATACAATACTCAATGTTCTCGGTGAGGGTAATGGATACTTAGGTGGAATGCCCTTCTTGGCATCGCCGGCATCTGCTAAGTCAATGAATGCAACAGCGGCTGCATAGTCAGGGTTATTTCTGATATCTTCAGGAATTTTTAGACCACTGATACTTGGGGGAGCGCCACCGCCACCACCTTTACTAGAGATATTAACTTTGTGGTTTGTTTTGTCGTTGCTGATACTAGCAAAGCTATCAGCAAGTTGTGTGTTTGCTTCTACAGGGAAGAACAATGTTAGTTCGCTTACATCAGCACCCAACCATTCTGTGAAACCCTTCTTTCTAGGGAAACGTGATTGACCGTATACTAGAGCGAGAACACCTAGATATTCACCTGCATAGTCATTGATACTAACGCCAATCTTAGTTTTGCGTAGTTCTTCTGGCATAACAGCAGGTTGACCATTCATAATAGCTTCAGCCATAGAGATAACTGCTCGTCCGTATTCAGTTGATTGAAGTACAGAGTTGTTGATGATTTCTTCACCTAGCTGACTTGCAGGAATATCTTTGTCAGTGATACCAATCTGACTTGGTTTTAACAATGCTGCTTCTTTGCTTAACTCTTCCCCTTCTTCACCGGTGGAAGCTTGTCCGCCTAGTTCTTTGGATTTGAGTAGTTGATTAAGTGATAATACACCTTGATCTGTGTTTAACTTGATTGTTCCCTTGAACTCGCCTTTATCGAATAGTTCAAGCATTCTGTCTGCTTCTGCAGGATCAACGATAACAGGTTCTTTGTCTGTTGTGTAGAAGGCTGTGCCGTTCTGTATCATTGATACGAAGGCTTGAAAACGACCGGGTCTCTTTAAGATTGTGCTAGCACTTAGAGTTCGGTCTTCGCTGAGATTTTGGATTAGATTGATGTATTCACGCATAATTAGTATTTATGCGTTTTAACACTTAAACAAGTTTTGATGACGGAACCATCTACGCATTCCCATAGCACGTTTCAATGGGATTCCGTGCTTTGCTAGTTTATCTCTGAATATATAGAAGCTAGGACCATGGCTCATAAGAGGGGCCTTACCCTCTTTAACTCGCTTGTGTCCTATTACATCCCACTGATACTGATGACACATTTCATGCGCTAGTGTAGATATAAGCCATTGTTTGCAGAACCACTTGTCCATTAGTCTGATAGTACAGTTAGATTTCTTTGGATTGGGGTGCAATGTGAAAGAATGTGCTTGGCACAATCCCCAATACTTCCTACAGTTTGGCATGATTTCTATATGGGGGACGGGTAGTTTATCATTGAAAACCTCTCGGTTTATGATATGAAATAGCTCCAATACCTCTTTGGGAGTCGTCCTGTACATCAACCTCTTTTGAGAAGTTCTGTTAGGAAGACCCTCGGACATCAAACACTGTAGTTGACTGTACTTGGCCATAGTACTATTATTTATAGACCGGGAAAAAATGATGTATACGCATTTTTTCGTTAAATACTATGCTAACTATTTTTAGGAGATCAAACAATGGAATTAGCTATTATATTGGCCGCAGTAGCGGCCGCAGTCTGGTTCTTCGTGTTCCGCAATAAGAAGGAAGTGGAAGAAGCAGTTGCACCTGCACCGTACAAGGTACCTGAACCGGTCGTAGTTCCTGCGCCCGTTGCTGAACCGGCTGTTACAGCAGTCGAAGCTGCCCCCGTTGCGGCGCCAGCTAAAAAGCCACGTGCTAAGAAGCCGGCAGCTATCAAAGCTACAGATAAGCCTAAGGCCCCTGCTAAGTCAAAAGCTAAAAAGCCCAAAATGACCGTCGCTAAATAATAGATGAAAATTGGGTTCGATTTAATAAGCGATTTGAATCTCTCACCTGAAGCTAGCTTCAATTGGGAGAATAAGGCAACTAGTCTATACTGTTTAGTAGCAGGGAATATAAGTACCGATCTACGAACAGTAGCCCAGACTTTGAATCACTTGGCTAAATTTTATCAAGGTGTTTTCTATACCCCGGGCTCATTAGAGTTCGAGGGTGTGGAAAATTATGATATCAGAATTAAAGAAATCACACGCATCTGCAAGAAAATCAGAAACGTTGCATTGTTACACCATCATGTTGTTATCATTGATGGTGTTGCCGTATTGGGTTGTCCTGGTAGATATGGTGGAGAACAGTTAGATGAGTTTGAGGAGCTTCATGGCATAGGTAGATACGAAGACCTAGCATATCTCAAACATTCTATAGACAAGCTACAAAAACATTTGGATGTAAAGAAGATACTGGTTCTCACGAATGCTGTTCCTAGCCCGGATCTATACTTCGGGGAACAACCCGCTGAATTGTCTACATTGCCGGAGTTGACAATGACGTTGATAGCGGACTTAGAATCAAAAGTCTCGCATTGGGTGTACGGCTCATATGGAAAAATAGTTGATACCAATAAAGATGGCATCAACTATGTTTGTAATCCGTACTACAACAGAAAACCCTATTGGGCTAAACGTGTAGACGTTGAGGTTTAAGCTTCGGCTTCTACTTTGATCTGCAACGGATAGCCCTGAGTTCTAGCTTCCAAAGTGACTTCAATGCCCTTTTGCTCTGCGATTTCGTAGGGCAAAATTGCTACCACTGCACTACCTGACTCATGAATGTCAGTAGTGATTGACATTGCGGTATCTGTAGTGTAATCAAAGTAATCAATGAGAGAACTAACCACAAACTCCATTGTAGTTACATCATCGTTGATGTAGATGATTTTGAACAGTGGGGGCTCCTGCAATGCGAGGTTAGGTTTAATCTTTACTTTTGCATCAGTCTTTGACATGGTTATTCTCTTTCAAAAAGTGTGCGGCGTAAGTACCGCACACTGCTATTATATTATTTAGCGTAGTTAATTGCAATAGACTTGGGCTTTTGCTCTTCCGGAACTTTACGTTCTAACGAAATAGTCAAAATACCATTCTCTGAATTTGCACCAACCACTTCAACATGGTCTGCAAGAGTCCATGTACGAACGAAATTACGGGCACTGATACCACGATGTAGGTATTCACGCTCATAAAGTTCTGGGTTCTGTTCACCTTTGACAGTTAGTTGGTTACGCTCTGTAGTGATTGTAACCTCTCCGTCTTTGAAACCAGCTATAGCCAATTCAATGCTGAATACATCATCAGAGTATTTCACAACATTGTAGGGCGGATAGTTAGTAGATTGTGCGGTACGCATGATTAGATCGTCAAAGATACTATCGAATCCAACTGCGAATTTGTGAATAGACGGAATGTCTAGGGAACGAAGGGATAGGTTTGTCATTTGTTTTCTCCTTATTAAGCAAGATGACTAATGTAGACCTCACCATGAGCATCTACAGACGTATTTATTATACACAAAACACGTAAAAAATTCTACTATTTAGGTCAAGCTGATAGCTTTGGGTTCTAACACCATTTCATGCGTGATAGTTACCTCTTTGATACCTTTTTTGGCATAAGTCTTTAGTTGATACATGTGAGGCATTAAGACCTTTTCAATCTCAGTATGCAATCCACGTGCACCGGTCTTTAGCTTCAAGCAGTTATCAGCAATTTGTTCAAGTGCTTTTGGGTCAAATGTAAGTTGTACTTCATCGACACCGAATAGATATTGGTACTGACTGATATAGTTGTTTTTGATTTCGGTAAGAACCTTCAACAACTGTTCTTTATCCAAATCTTCAAGTGTGACTGTTGTAGTGAATCGACCGATGAATTCTGGAATCATACCGAATCGTGTAAGATCATCAGGTGTTACTTGATCCAACTTGATTGAATCATCGTTTGCTTTTACTTCTGCACCGAAACCAATGTTAGTTCCTTTTGTACGTGAACGTAGAATGTCTTTCAAGCCAACGAATGCGCCACCAGCAACAAACAGAATGTTCTTTGTGTTGACTTCTAACATTTCGCCACCTGGGTGTTTACGACCACCACCTGCAGGAATACGACATACTGTACCTTCTACTAGTTTCAACAATGCTTGTTGAACACCTTCACCTGATACGTCACGTGTGATACTTGATGATTCACCCTTACGTGCAATCTTGTCGATTTCGTCAACAAACACAATACCACGTTCTGCTAGTTTAGTATCACCACCTGCGGCATTGACTAGCATACTAATCATAGATTCAACGTCATCACCCACGTAACCAGCTTCTGTCAAGCTTGTAGCATCAGCAACTACAAAGGGAACGTTTAGATACTTAGCAACTGTTTTGGCAAGTAATGTCTTACCAGAACCAGTAGGCCCAACAAACAAGATGTTCCCTTTGCTGATTTCTAAGTCTTTTGGTGGGTTTTCAATACGCTTATAGTGATTAGCGATAGCAACACTGAGAACCATCTTAGCACTATCTTGACCAATAACGTGCTTATCTAAGTAAGCCTTAATCTCAACTGGATCATAGTTTGTGATAGTCTTTTCAGCACCTTCGATTGTAGTATCATCTTGAATCAACTGAGTGCAAAGGTCTATACAATCGCTACAGATAGCAACACCCTCGCTGACAATCAATTTCTTAACTACATCTTTGTGGTTGCCACAAAACGAACAATGGTCAATTTTATTTTCTTGGGTCATGCTTTTATATATCATAGAAAAAGTTAGCAGTATAAATTATACTGCCGATCTTTATTTCTTACTAGCGTTAAGGTAAGATTCGATCTGTTCTTTTTCCTTATCAGAGAGCAATTCAATGTCGTACTCGCCGCTATCAATCTTGGTTATCAAATATTGAATGTAGCTATCGTCATACAAATATGTTTCGACAGTTTCTTTGTTTACTTCATACCAACGCTTGCCATCAAACTTGAACACACGATTAGGTAATACATCTACACGGATGAAGGTGTCACCCTTTGTTGCTACTTTGGGAAATTGAGTACCAAACTTAGTTGTTGTCTGCGCCGGCTTGTCTACCGCTAGTCTAAACAATTCTGGCTTAATCTCTTTTAGAGCATCCTTAGAGAACATTTTTCCATCATAGATGACGTATCCACCTTCTGTCTCTGTGTATGCAGGAGCAGCCGGAATTCTAGCATCTGACGAGGTAGTTGCTTCTAGTTCATCGGCTGTAATTTGAGGTTCAACTGTGTTAATAGGTTCTTCGACTACAGACTCTGGCTTGTACACCATTGGTTGCAAGTTCTTGAAGTGGTCGAATGGTTGATTCAAATAAGGATGTAATTCAGCGAGTGTCTTTTCTGGTTCAGGTTTCTTCACTGGATCAGGTTCGGGCAATGATTCTTCGACAATAGGTTCTTCTACTGCCTTTTCATCATGATCTTTTGGGTGCTCACCGTGATCCACAAATAGTATAGGTTTGTTGATTACAGGGTCTAGTGGTTCTTCTGGTTCAATCTCTGCGATCTTGGCATTAGCTTCATCGACTAGTCTAGCTTCTTCATCAGAATCATTTTTCGGTTCGTCTTCGATTACTTCTTCGGGTTCTTCTTTGTCCCATTCTTTACTTTGGTTAGCCGCAAGTACAAGTGCGATAGCTAATGGGTCAAACACAATCACCAACAAGATAATAACCCAGCGTACAGCAGCTTCTAATGTGTTTTGATCGGCAGTGTCACCGTATATCAAGGCAGCAATGTACTTGATAGGACCTACTTCTGCTTCTACCTTACGATTTTCTGCGGCGATAGGAGCACGTTCCTCGTTTAGTTTAGCGATTGCCGCTTGTGCTGTGGCAATCTCTTGCTGTAACTTGCTACGCTCACCAGCCTGCTGTCTACGAATTGCAACAGCACGTTCAGCAGCCTGCTCACTATCAGAACGTGAAAGTCGTTGGTCCACCTGAGCATCCATCTGCTCAAGTGCCTTACGCGCCAATGCGATGTTATCACGCTGAGTCTTGATTTTTTCGTCATATAATGATAATTTTGCCTGTACATCACCTGATGTTATGCCTTGATCCATGTGTGCTTTGGACAAGAATCCAAAGATACCCATAGAAGTCAACAACGCTAACGCAACAACTGCTGGTACTAGATACATCTTTAGCATCCAGCTAGCACGATGCCAGTACTTTCGTAGCCAAACAGTCGTAGTGATCTTTCCTACTTCGAGGATAGAACCCATTACAATAACAGGTATTACTGCTCCAGCAAAGATAGCAGTTAAACCAATGATACTATAGTAGGCCGCTACTGTACTCAATGACAGTGCAACCATTAATGTTAGGTAGGGAAGGCTTAAAAATTTCTTCATAAGTAAGTATTTAGTCGGAATCTGGTGGTAAATTATCTTCACTTATACCAAACAGATGCCCATAAGTGTTTGAAAACTCATGTAATGACATAACTAAACGCCTAGGGATGCCCGGGCCCTGCTGTATTTGATAAGTTACCCAATGTTCATTACCATCACGTACCTTGATTTGTGTAATTGTAATGCTGTCACCGTCTTGAAATACGTGTGTCTTGCCTACAATGTCATTAGGATTCATCATCTTCGTCATCCTCAGGAAACATAGCGTCAAGTTCAGCCATACGTTGCTTGCGATCTTGTTCGGCAATAACACCTTCGGGTGTTAACTCAAGGTCACTATCGCACATAGGACAGACTTGTTTGCCTTCTTCAAGTTCTTTACCGTCTTTATCTTCCCATACCCATGTGCCATCATATGCGCCACCAGTCCACTTGCACTTTGTACACTTGTGTGTATCGGGTTCAGGCGTGTTGTCTACCCAACTATTCTCGTCACCTAGTTCGTAGGTAACATCATATCCACCTTTACGGTCAGTCCAACAATCATCGTATTGGAAATCCCATTCAATCTCTACGCCATTCTCATATGCATCATTGATAACGTCATCAACGGATACATAACCAGTTTCGATTTGAATTAGTAGGTCTTCAATCTCACCCTCATCCTTGTCTGGATAAATCTCAGACAACAGTTCTTCGTCCAATTCAATTGCATATTGACGATCATGGCTATGCCATTCATGCTTTACGATTGTTACCATCTGTAATCTCCTTAAGTTGTTTCAACGTATTTGGCTTCACGAACAAAATGTTGTGAATTGTATCTTTGTATTTAAGCGGAAGATCCAAGAATACACTTACTCTTGGTCCCTCTGTTTCATTAATCACTGTGTCATTGCCGACAGTACCAACGAACATGATTTTATTCCATGTGCCATAAACACGATCACCGATATGCCACTTGGGCTTGTATCGGTTGTTTGCAAAGTATTCGGCTAGACTTACCATTACATTACCCTATAAATGGCAATAGGCTCAATGAGCCTATTGCGTTAATTACTTGCCTACGTTGACGTTAGCACCTGCACCAATCACAAGAGTCTGACCCTTGAAACTAGCAATTGCATCAGCAACCTTAAGAGCCGCATCAGCTTGCTTCATACGAGCCTGAGCATCCATGTACTGAATTGCACCAGCGTTCGCATTCAGTGCCGCAATACGACGGGCTTCTGCTTCGGCAGTCTTAACTTCAACTTCCTTTTGCTTCAATTCGTTCTTAGCACGAACCAGTTCGTTTGCACTTGCAACAATGCTATCAGCAGGGAGAACAGTACGAACTAGAACCTGACTAACTTGAATCGCACCATCGAGCTTTTCCTCAGCCAAAGATCGTTGCATCAATTCCTTGACCTTAACCTCAATCGCTTGACGGTTGTCGTTCATGTCAAGTGCCTCATAGTCACGTGCAGCCTTGTAAATAGCGTTACGTGCCAATTGCATAACATAGTTATACATCAGGTAAGTGTCGCCCTTATGTTCAACATGGAACGCTTTTGACTTACTGTTATACAGTTCTGCAACCTGACTTTGATTCAGGTTATAGATGACCACAGCATCAAAGTCTTTCATGGTGGAGTTGTCTTTGGCAAGGGGTGTCATGTCATCCAGTTTGACGTTAACGTCCTTGACAGGGAAGGTCATAACCTCACCGATCAGAGTCTGATTCCAAGAACCGGGCAACAGTTCAGTAGTACTGACCTGTTTGTTGATATCTCGGCGAAGACCAACCTCACCAGTTTCAATACGAGTACATGCAGAGGTCAATGCAACTGCGGCGAGAACCAAACCAACTTTAATAGAGCGCATCATTTTAAAAAATACCTTTCACAAAGAGAACAAAACAGAAAGCGAAACCAAGTACGAAATACAACGGTCTCAGAAAAACATCAGGGATCATGTAAGTCCTTAAAATATGACAACGATTGAAACCAACACTGCAATCGTCAACAGTGAACACAGTATACTATAACCTATAGTTTTTGTCAATACCCAGGCTTCTTTTCCGTTCAGAGTTCTTAGTGCCTGAATGCCCAAAAAGAACCCAGAGAACAACAGTGCGAAAATGAATACTAATCTAATCATAAACTCTTGATCCTTTCAATCAATTCGTTTGCTTCCTTGTACTCGGAATGTTCAACCAAGTACTCTCTGTACACCTCAATCATTTCCTCTAACTCTGGATATGACTGAGACCAACTGATAGTATACAACGTTTCCTTATTCATGTCAACCTTTCTTTATAGCCAACTGTGACAAGACCAATTGTTGAGGTATCGGACACTTGCGCCTTTGTATGCACCAAAGTGCTGTTTGTAATAATTGCTGTATGCTTTCTGCCAGCGCTTAGTAACACGCTCAGGAGCATGACAAGCAAGATAGTGTAGTTTGCCAAATTGCTTGAAGATCGTTTTATGATTCAGCTTGAATCCAACAGGATACCATTCAACACGGCTTTGCCAGTTGTAGTTATCAGTGCGTCCATACTTGAGGCGCATCTTGATAATGGACTTTTTGTCCATGCTTGAACTTGGACGAAACTTATTCATAGCTTGACTCCATAACGCTTTTCAATGTCACGCATCTTTTCTTCATACTTACGGTCAATCTCTTTGTCTTGTTTATGGAACCTAACAAAGATAATTGCCATCGGGACCCAGAACAGAATGAATGCTAGGATACCTGCAGTCCAGTTCATACGCCCTCCCAGTGTTTGCGCCAGGTGCCAGTGTAGTACATTACCTCACCACATTGCGTACACTTGTAACGACCAATGTCAATATCCACTGTAGTTGACACTGTTTCACGTTCCCAATGGCCCATCGCACTGTGTTGCTCATGCCAATCCTCGTCTTCTACCCAACGATCAACAGTTCTTTGATGTGTGCAACTCATTTTGTGATCCTATAACCAGTAGACCACAGATCGACACGAAAGAACCAGTTGCCATTGTTCTTGCCGAATCCGATGCGTAGCATACGGTTGTCTTTATCTAACAGAATTTTAGTCAACATCATTTGTCATCACGAAAACGAACAAAGCGAGGGAAGCGCAGACTGTAGGTACCATCTTGGTTCTGTGTGATTACGTCACACAAGATTTCAACAGTGCGACCAACGACCAGATTACGGTCAGCCCAAAGGCTATCTCGATCACCATCGCTAAAGCCACTACCAACATTGACGGAAATCTCTTTCCCGTCATCAAATCCGGAGCAAACCAGAGCTCCAAGTCGTCCTTTATTTCGACCAGTACCTTCTTCAACACCGATCACCTCCAGATCAACAGTGATAACAGGCTTCCACTTCATCCAAGAAGTATTGCGTTTGCACTCATAAGGAGCAGTCATGTCCTTAATCATGATACCTTCAAAGCCTGCGTTCACTTGATCCTTGGCATAACGCTCAAGTTGATCCTTGCCTGCGGCAGTATCAAGATCAACCATAAGGTGAGGGAGCAGTTCAACGTTAGGCATGCTGTCAATGATAGGACGCATTGCTTCCAATGTTTGCACACGCTTAGACAGTGGGGCATTCCAGAAACCTGCACGGAAGTCGCTCAGTGGAATAACGTCAAAGACATTGAACACACTGTCCTCAGCTTGTGCATTTTCTTTGCGGCGTGCTTGGCGCATGAGTTCTTGGAAGCTATTGCCGATCACTTCACCGTCAAGCACAAATCCGTTCATCAGACTGTGACCCATGACTGTGCATTTACGGCGCAGTTGGTCATACTTGTCAGCAATTTGTTTTTCGATGTGAGTAAAGTTCTCAAAGATTTTACCGTTGCGGCTGTAGCTGATAACACTGACACCTACGTCACTGGGGGTGACCACGAACAATGAACGAACACCATCCAACTTAGGCTCAAGTCGTTTGATACCCTTCATTTCAGGGCGACCTTCGCTGTTGGTTGCAAGTTGACAACCGAACACAGGAATTTCGTAGTCAGTCTTTTTACAGATTTTGTTGATGGTCTTGTCAGAAATGCCGGCGCGCATGTCGCGGCGCATGACAGGAGCAAGGAATGTATTCCATTCGTCACTGTCAAAACGTTCTGCCATGTCTTGAATAGCATCACGTGCGGCGTGACCAGTCAGTTCACGGTTGCGGAGTTTGTTCAATAGTTCGTTGAATTCACCCCAGGGGTTTTCTGCACCAGTGATAGCGAGGGTATCGGGGATTTGCTTGACACCAAATGTCACATAGGGATTGTAACAAGCCTTGAGCAGTCCCAGAAAGATTTGTGCATTGATGCTACCCAGAGTAGCTGCCTCGAGGGCTTGCTTGAGTACATCCTCCTTGTGCAGGCGGCTGTCAGATTCGTTTAGCTTGTTAATCCAAGATGCAGACATGTGATTCCTCTATCAATTTATACAAGTATTATAGCAGGTGTTGGATTATTTGTCAACCTTTACTCGGGCTTCCTGTTTGAGGATTTCAATCAGGTTTCGATTACGCTGATCCTGTTCTTTACGTTCACGCTTTTTCGTATTGGACAGCTTGAGCATTTCATCGTACTGACGGGCCCATTCGATACCCCTCATCCAAACTTCAAGTTGCTCCAATGTGCCGATAAACAATTCAGCATCACGATTGTAGATAGGTAGCGAATCACTGTCCTTGGGTTTGATTGCAATTAGTTGCCCCCAATCGCCGCTGTTGTAGTGACGAGGATGGCACATCATGAAACCGAGTTCGTCACACTCTTTCTCCAGTTGACGAACTTTCAGAATAGTATTGTATCCACTCATGTTATTTACCAGCTTGCGTGATATTCAAAGTCCCAGCCCTTCCACTTATCGTCAAGGCAGTCTTTCAGCATATCACGGGTGTGTTCCAGATCACCGAAATACCAATCATCGTAATCAGTGTTGCCAAAGAAGAAACCGCTAGCAGTAGGCAATGCATCCTTTGCAGTACCTCGGTCAGCAAGAACCTTCTCAATGAGGTCTAGTAGCTCTTGCAGTTGCTCACGGGACACTGCATAATTACCGCAGTCATCAGTGTTATCTTGCACATTTTCCACAAACCACTTGTGAATAGCATTAGCCTTGCGCCAGTATGCGGCTTCGGCAGTTACTTCCTTGATTCGCTTGTCAGCAAGCCCGGGAAAGTTCTCAGCAATCTTGTTGCTCAGTTCATCTTCACTGTACCACAGAAAACGCTTGGCACTCAGATACATATCAAGACCCATGATTTACTCCTTACTTACAAATTTTTGCGATATCATCAGCAGACTTGCCTGCCTGGACGCTTGCGATTCGGCATTGGTTTTGTTGATATTTTTCAACCCCGATGCCTGTAAACATACCACCAAACAACACACACATAGTAATCATTGCCCATTTCATTTCCATATTAGCTCCTGTACTTTGCCAACACTTGTTCGGCGAGGTTAGTTTCAGATACTTGATCCACGGTAGCCGCAATCATCATGTTGTAGACGACCTGAGCATCGTGACCAAACGTTTTGAGAATCAGATTGACCGACGCCTGATCCTGTGCCTCCCACAGAAGGTCAGCGATCTTAACTTGGCGCTCGTTTTGAAGATAGAGTTCCATCAGAAATACACCTTTGCACGGTTGAGTTGAGTGGTGTTGCTATCGCGGTGCATCTTGACGGTGCCCTCGATGTTAACGACTTGACCTGTAGGTACTTCTTTACGCAGTGCAAAGAACACAACCTGTTCTTCCTTCGTGATACAAGTCACAAAGAAAGTATTGTATTGTGGTGACCAATTGCACTTGATGACCTCAGCACCCTCGATGCGAATCTTGTTGCCGGGCACTCCGATGTTGCCACCATTAGCAAACGCAAGTCGTTGGTTGAGTTGGTCACGCTTTGCACCACGCTCATAACTTCCAGGCAGAGAACAAATAACTGCTAGATCATAGTTAGAGGAAATAGTATCGCGGTTGGCGATAGTCATTGCAGTATTGTCAAAGTCACTCAGCTTGATACCCTTCAGAATCTTGAAGGTAAAGCCCTTGTAATAGTTGCGAACCTTCTCACCGAGGTCGCGGTCACATTGTTGAATCAGATCGGGCTGACCCAGGAACATGTCAACGATTTGACGATTGGTGTCACCTTTTTGATCGGCAGGGACTTGCTTGACATAGGAGCCGTTGATACGTTGAGCCGCACAAGCTGCCGCCCAAACATCATCAGCTTGGAAGTTCAGCAGAGGAGCACGTTGAAAGCGAGCCATTTTTCGATTGTCCTATTAGATATAGAAAGGAGAAGTGAAACCCAGTTTGTCGTACACTACTTCACGCACCGCAGTGTCAGTTGCCTCACCAGCAACATCAGGGAAAGCACGGGCAAGATTTTTCAGAGCCTGATAAGTCTCGGGCCAGTTCCAACGTTGAGCCTCAGCGACCTTGACAATTTCGGCAACCATCTTGTCACCATTACGGGTGTACATTGCATAGCGAGGTGTAGTACTGAAAACTTCCTGAATGTCACGCTCAAGTTGATCCATTTGTTTCTCCTGTGTCGTCAGCTTCAATACTATGTATTATACACCCAAACCCATTTATTGTCAAGCCACTTGTTTGGCTTCCTGCATTTCGCTCAGGATGAACTTAGCGATGTTCATTTGCTTGCGAACGAACTCAACCGAGCGAGGACCAGCACCCATCGCAAGCATCTCCTGACAGTCAGACATGATGGACATGACGACCATTTCCAGACCCGAGAATCGAGCGGTAATACTTTCCATGTACTGAGTACGGATATCAGACTCAGACATACCATAGCACTTGGATTCGAATTCAGTCATCACAGCTCCTTTAATCAATCAATACATGTATTATATGCCCAAACCCATTTATTGTCAACCTTAGGCCGACACCATTTCACAGAACCAGCCCTCACGCTCAATCTTGCGCTTTGCGGACATCATAGTCTTGCGGTGAGCCATGAACTCGGGGGTCGGCTTTGCGTAGATACCACCCAGAGCAGTCATCGCCAACAGAGCGGCGTCACGCTTTGCGTAGGTCTTGAATGCAGTCAGGGGAATCATGAATTGACGACCAGAACCATCAGCGTTCTTGAAAACGGGGCTAGTGTACAGAACTTTCATTGCGAACTCCTTTAATCAATCTGTAGACATAGTATATCACCATGCCCATTTATTGTCAAATTTTGGGCAACAACATTGCCACTGCTACAACCAAGTCATCTTCGTGGCTAAGAGACAAGTGGTAGGTGCCCCCGAGAATATTATCAGGATCGACAACTTTTGGAGCAGCATTCGCAGGAAACTCTATTCTAACTTGACTGAATTTGAAGGATGTTCCTCTAGCTTTGACAATAGCCTCAAGACAAGCCCAGGTCTTTGCGGCCGCAACAGGAGTAGAGCCATCAACGTTGAACTTGTCTAAAAAGCGTCCAAAGTGGTTCATCGACCGAAATCTAGAGATACGTGTAATATCGATGCCAATCATGTGCTAGGTGAAAAAGCCCCTGTGATAGGGGCTGTTGTTTTAATACTACAGTATTACTTTTTCTGTGATGCTTGGTTTACGAAACCATACATCTTTTCAGCAGTCTCAAGGATCTTGTCTAGTCCAGGAAACTCAGGCATCGTTACAGTGTTGACGATCTGACCTGTCTTTTCGTCACGTTGGGCAGACATTTCCCAACCATGAAACTTCATAGAGTATTCTGATTGAACCATATCCTTAGCCATAGCCAAGATATCTGCACGGATCTCATATCCGTTTTTGTTGAATTTTACTTCGGGTAGTTTTGGGGTTTCGAATTGTGACATTGTATGTCTCCTGTGTTAATGTGTGTTAAGTGTAACAGACCTATTCTGTTACAGCAAAGGTTTTGGCATTATTGTGTGGGCCCATAACTCGTTATAGCGTTTACGCAGTTTTGCGAACTCAGCCATAATCTCATTGTGTTCTTTCCACAATTGTGCATTGGATTCAAAGACATTTGCATTGGGGACTTCAAGAGCCGCTGTGCGCTCACCGTCTCCCTTTGTTCGTGTTTTCAAATCATGTTTAACTGCCAAGTGTTGAATCACTTTGTTATCTTCAATGCAGTGCATATAAACTTCTGGGATAGCATGGAACTTGGCCCATGCTAGCATTTCAGAAATCAGTTTATCACCTATGCCCTGTCGTTGATGGTCATGGTCAACACTGACAGCTAACTCCCAAGAACCATCTTGATTCTTGGCCATGTGACCCCAGCCAACACGCCTATCACCAGTGCTGGCGTACCACAGTTCGTGTTCGTCAGGGTGATAACACATATTAAGAATCAACTGGTCAATGTTGTAATCACTAGCCGAATGACCAAAACGTGAGTAACGGTCCTCGGTTGGCAAGCTCTTTAAGTGCTTACTGTAATCAGTGATTCTATATATGTTGGTGTGCTTGATGTAAGTCATTTCATCTTACTTGCTTTGTAAGCCTTGATAGATTGAATCGACTCAAGGATAGAAAGAAAAAGCTGTTTAAGGTATTTCATAGAAAGTTCCTCTGTGCTTTTTGATCGTACTCTTTTGTTAGACGCTCAACGTCAGCAGTGTCACGTGGATTGTGACTGGTGATGTATTCTTCCAACTCAGAGCCATATGTAGATGTGTCTTTAGCGAATGCGGGTATTACTGCGCTGATGATTAGCAATACCAATCCTGATAGTAATACACCAAACATGATTACTTAGCCTTCTTACTTGTAGCGCAAGCCGCAGTAGGGAAGTACTCAGCGACCTTCTTAGTGAAGTTCACGAATGGAGTACGGTCTGTCAAGATTTCTTGGACGCCAGTTGCGGCAGCAGAGCCAGCAGTAATAGCTTCTTTGGTGTATGCAGTTTGTGCATCAACAAAGTTGTTCAGAACCTTTTGGAAACCTTCGTGTTGAACGAATGTGTTTACGAATTGCTTTTTAGCAGATTGAATGCCGTCGACGGCTTGGAATGCGAATTGATTAAACATAATTTTCTCCTGTGTAAGTGTGTTTAATTGTAGATTTTGAACAGATCCTACAACTGTCTATTAGTATTTACACTAATATGATAGCGCAAAATATTTGTCTATAAAAGAGAAATGGGGCAATTAGCCCCATGTTTCTCTGTATTTTTCTAGAGCCTTAGCTCTAATCTCAGCTAACCTCTTTGTGATGTGCTCTGGTAATTCAGCGTCATCATCCCAAAGATTTTTAGTTTTGACTAGCCTAGGTCTTGCGTAACTACGATGTAAGTCTATATCGGCTACATCGTAGTCATCGCTATCCTCTAGTTCACTTGCCTGCTGGTTTTGCTTCTGCTTTTGGAGCAGCTGGTGTTGCAGCCTTTTCGTCCTTGACAGGTGCGCTTTTAGTGGCGTCTGCCTTGGGGGCAGCCTTGTCTTCCTTCTTCTTAGCCAACTTCATTTCAGCTTTAGGAGCTTCTGCTTTAGCGGGTGCTGGGGCAGATGCAGCCGGTGCTGGTGTTGCTGGTGCAGCCGGAGCCTTTGCAGGTTCTGCGGCGAATGCTGATGCGGCTACTAGTGTAGCGATAAGTGTTGCGACTGATTTCATATTAAGTTTCCTTTTAAAAGCACAGAACGAAATTGTTGCTGTGTACATATATAACGCCTCTGAGACAGACCTCGTTGACAACTATTTAGCCGCCCCTGCCCGTTTTTCTCATAACTGTTGACCCAAAACCTTTACTAGGCTTAGGGGCTTTCTTGGCTTGATGGATTTGAGTAGCTTTCTCAGGTGACAGTTTAGTATCACGTGCTTTGGCTTCTTGTGCCATTCTAATGAATGGGTTTGGGTTTTTCTTGTCAGTCATCATTTTACCTTTATAGAAGATAGATAGTCTTGCAAGTTTCCATAGAGTCCTAACATCATTGCGACCTTACTGTCGTATATTCTAATGTAGAACATCTTGTTCTTGCTAGTTTTATTTACGCCGATGTAGTAGGGACATTTGATTTTCTTGGTCAGCTCCATTACGAAACTGTGATAGCTTTGTCCGTCTTGTTTGAATTCGTAATCGTAGAATTCAATGTTCGCTAAATGAAAACCGGTAACGCCTTCGTCTGTTAAACGAAGGCCCTCTTGTCTACCTGTCTGCCACCATTTGAACATTACGTCCTCAATGGGCAACTCATGGTAGATCCTATGTGACTTTGGGATTTCAGCCAATACGGCTTCTGTGATTTGCTGTTTGATTGATTTACGATTGCTCATCGGGATATACTACGGACCCCGAGTTCATAAAGACAACGGTGAACTTGTCCGTTTTGAATTGTGCATTTAACTTACGGCACAAGTTACGTGCATGACCCGGATTACTGAAACTGGTTTTCTTGTACTTGGGTGTGGTTTGGTTGTCAAGGTAATGTTGACTCTTTAAGTTGATAGGTTGACTGTCATAGAATACAGCCCAGATGCCGGCCGCTTCAACGACCTGGTCGCATTTGTATGTTTTCTTGTCAACTATCTCTAACAAGACTTTGGGTTGTGATCTACTCATTTAAAACTTCCACCTTTTATTTCTACCTTGATAACTGGTTCTTCGTCAGGTTTCTTGTCACTGTTGACTTGATATTGGTCGGCAAGGAGCTTGGCCAATTCATCACGCAATCCACGTGCTTCGATGATTGGCATAACGAAATCTTTACCTTGTCTACTTTCTATCATAGAAACCCTATCTATAAAACGCTTGATATATATCATAGACTATTTATCACGTTTTCCGCTTCGGCTTCTGTTTTATAGGGCCCATGATAGGGGTATCGCTGTACAAAGATATACTTAGGACATAAAACCTTCTCAAATTCGCCGTTTTGATTGATGGCAAACCATCCTGCGGCATAGTAGCACTTGCTTTTAGTTGTCTTTGTAAAAAGATGTAGCTTTCGCTTGATATCCAACATTGAGTTATAGACTTTACCTGTTGTAGGATAAGTAGCAAAAGGTAAATCTGCTTTGGATCTATCAGTCTTTAGTGTTTGGAACTGTATTCGTGTCTTGCGCTTGAGTTCCGTAGAAGTCTCAAAGTGTTTACTGACCCCATTGATTTTCAGATTGAACCCTGAACCCTCTGCAACTACGTTACCCACCTTCTGTTCACCATCAGTAACTACCCAATATTGATCTTTGATAATAGGTTTTGCGATTAGATTTGTCATTTGTTCTCCTTGTTTGTGTCTATGTAGAACATACCCATTCGAATCAATGCTTCTGCATGTTCTTTGTCTTTTGGTACTACTACGCTATTGCCCTCGTACAGGTCTTTCATTTCCTTGAGTAAAGGTGCAATATCATTGTCAAAGATTTGAGCCATAGTTCTCCATAATCCTTGACGTTCAAAGTCTGTCATGCCGGATACCCAAGGCGGATCGTCATCCCTACGGTTTAACCCATAGTCATGACGATACGTATAGCACATTGACGATATTATTTCATCCCTTGTTTTCATCATTTTCTTTTGTTAGTTCACACACAAGCAAGAAATGTTCGTATGCCTTTTTAACTGCAGGATTATTCATTAGTTTCATTGCTTCTTCCTGCATAGCCTTGATACCTGCTTCGGCACAGTCACGAATGGAACCATAGGTCATCATATTGCGCTGTGGATCGTCTTCTGGCATAGAATTTAAAAACGCATCAAACAACTTGCGTTGTTCTGGTGTGATATTATTCCGTGTCGCTGGACGCAATTCATTTGCTTTATGCATGGCAGTAGTAATTGCATCCTCTGCTACACGACCAGCCGCAATCATTGCCGCATAGTTGGGGTCGATGTTGTAGCGAGTACTCTTGCCCCCGGGGTAGCTCATAATGATATGAGTGCCTTTAGGCATGGCGTCAAGCAGGTCACTGTCATATTCACTGACAGGAACATACTTGCGACCTTCTTTGATGTAGAACAGTTTCTTCATTTCTGAAATTCTTCCCAGAACAATTGACTATCTTTGACATACGCAACAGGCTTGAGCCAACCACAATCAATACATTGTGTAATAATTTCTCTGTACTGATTAGGGATACTACGACTCATTTCGAATCCTGCTCTAGGTGCCGAAACAAACCCGTCAGTTAGCATAAAGCCCTTTTCGCCTTTGCGAATAGTCCTAATACTTGATTGTTCTACTTTGAATGTCATCGCTTTAACTCTTCCATGACCAATTCTTTAGCACGTTTGTCAAGTTTCTCACGTTCATTCTTCAAAATCAAGGGAGCCATTGCTTCGATGTAGGTAAGTAACGCTTGCTCACCATTTTCACGGAAATGGTTGTATTCACCTTTCTTACCTACACTAGACTCATAGTAGAGTTTGTCATCCTTAAGCACTGCAACAATGCCCAAGTACAATTGCTTTTCGATTAAGTCATTCATGTACGTTCCCTTGATACGGTGCATTAAGCCACTTAGCATAAGTTTCAGCATTTTGAGAGATTTTTTCCAATGCATATTTTCCACAGAATCGCATAAAATGAACACCAACCTGCGGAGTAGTAGTTACTCTGACAGATTCCTTAATACGTTGATCGACCTTATCTTTGATTTCTTGCGGTTGTGCGTTGAGGTCAATCAATGTCTTGTTACGTTCGTAACAATCACGCACACGTTGTTCCACGCCGTTGTGATCTACCCAGCGTTGCAACATAAAATTATTCCACTTGAAGCCCTGAGCATTACGATCCTCGAAAGCCTCACGAATGCCTACACGATTCTTAGAACCTTTTTCGGGGGCGCGGGGATATGCGGTGAAAACGTTGTCGCCCGCGTCACCCCTAATAATCTTGCGGAATAGCAAATATTCGGGCGTATCTTCAAGTAGTTTAGGATTCTTTTCTTTGTCAAGTACGGGCTTGCCGTTGTCCTTGAAGTATCCCTTAAGTGTGATTAGATGACCCTCTACGCCATTGTACTGCATGACATTTTCTGCAATCAACTGGACGTAGTCTGAGTCCGTGGAAATTATGTAGTGGGTGTCATTTGGGTGCAAGTGAATGAAACGGGCAATCATGTCATCAGCCTCAGCCTCTTCATGACGCAACACCGAGACGTTAGTTTTTTCCTTGAAGAAAGTAGTCAGTGCTTCGTATGTAGACCAGAACATTGCATTCTCATCCACTTCTTCCTGAGTCTGAGAAAGACTATCGACAATGCGATTCTTCTTATACGGCTCATAGAAATCTTTGCGGAAGCTACGACCCTCTAGCATAACCACAACGTGGTCAATGCCGTACAGTCGCACAGCCTGATTGATTGACGCAAGTGTAAGATGCAATGCGAAGGCTGCTTTTTCCTCAGGATCACTGTTACGTGATGCAACGTGCCTAGCACGGAAGAAAGTGTTAGCGGTGTCAATGAGTGCGTATTTTGCCATGTGGGGAATGTATATAGTTGAGTAATATGCGTATATTATACGCATATTATCATTTTTTGTCAACCGATCACTTCTAAGAAGGCATCCGGATTTTCCCGAATCTTCTCAAAAGTGTTATCAGCACCGAAGGGCAAGAATTCCTTTTTGACCTTGTAAATCTCAGGATAGTTGTTCTTGCACCTTGCTTCTAAAAACTCCACCGTTTGCTTGTCAGTGATGTTTGCGCTGGGTTCAAACCATTCCAATTTGTCATTGTGAATGATTAGTAAATGCTCACCCCATTCATTCTTGATATGATTTTCCAAGGCACGAATCTGTGACATTTTTCCATAGTACAAATAGTCAAAGACTTGACCTTTGTTTGCACCCGGGTTGATGTATCGTTTGATTAGGTAGTTCTTGATGTTCTGATTCTCCGTTATGCCAAACCCCAGAATGTTGTTATGGCGTAAACGGAGAACATAAAACCACCCGCACTTCTCGGGTAGTTTAATTTTAGGCATTCTTCACTTCCTCAAGAACGTCCACTGGATCGAGGTAGTCATAGATGTCCTCGTTGACATACTTAAAGTCATTCACATCGTTAGTGATGAATGGGCTGTTAGTAGTATCCAAACGCTGATAGATTTTCAGAACGATAGCCAAAGCACAGTTAGTAGATTTCAGCTTGTGATCCTTGACGTTTGGATATGCAATGCTATGCCATGCAAGGTGTGCTTTTTCTGTTTCAGTACGCAACGTAGCCAAATCAGTAAAACACTTTTTGATGATAGCATGGAAGTTATCCAAGAATTCATCCCACTCTTTGCCCGACATGGTGATGTTCTTGTTCTTCAAGTTGTCATACAAGTGACCATACAAACCGAATGCGGCACTGTCAATCTTTGTACCATGCCAGTACTTTTTGTGTGTCGCAAGAATGAAGTCCAGTGTCTTGTGACTCCACTTGTAAACTGCGTCAATACGATCCAATGTACCTGCTTTGCCTTTTTGTGCGTTATCACTTGCTGGTACAGGAATAGCTTCGTGCTTTTCGCAAATCTTCTGACGCTTTTCAGCATCAACATAGTCTTTTTCTTTAGAGCCATGTTGACGAACACCTGCAACTTTGATTCGGTGGAAGTCAAACGCTGTCCACTTCTTTTGACCTTTACCGTTGCGATGATAAGCAGCCTCGTTAGCGAAGGCAACGTCACTGTTGTTAATCACAAAGAAAGGGAATTCGAAGTCTTCCCACTTAGCAGGGTCAACACCTTGCCACAGACCATGCTTTGCAAACAAACCAACAAGGTTCATACCGTGTTGAGTGTCAAACAGTGGGTTAGTTTTGCCGTCTGCACTGATAGTAGCGAATGCAGGGCTCAGTAGTTCCTCTTGACAGTTTGCACCAATGTCAGCAATGTGTTTGACAATGACCAAACGCTGAGTTTCTTCGAGGATGGTTGCACGACCGATCTTTTGCTTTTTGACAGAGCCGATCTTAGATGGATCGAACTTCTTTTTCTTTTGCTTCAAATCAGCCAGCATGTTTTGAATGATGGGATTTTTCTCAAGTTCAGCAACTGATTGTGCCAGTGTCTTTGGCTTTGCTGATTTGAGTCGTTTGCTATCAAGAGCATTCTTGATCTTTGTGATATCAATCACTTGACCTTTCGGAACGTCAGTCCATGGAAAGGATTTTTGGGTTGGCGATAATTTTGCCATTTTGGTTTCCTTAAAAAAAGAGCTATTGCCAAGCACCATGCTTAACAATAGCCCTTATTATAGCTGATTGACGATAGTTGTCAACCTAAATTAGCTTACTTCAGTTCTACCATTTCCTAAATCTCTGGTTCTAATTACCCGAACATCGTCACGCTTGGTGGGGTCTGCCTGTTCCTGTTCATAGACTTCTAGCGCAACATTGCGGCAGACTGTCTGAAACCATCGATCCACAATAGAAGATTCTGGTTCATTGGGTTTGATTTGATAGCCAGCACGTACAAGATTAGCAATGAACTTTTCATTCCAGTCTAGTTCGAAGGCACCGTTGTTAACATCATTAGGATCAAGCTCCATACGTATGATGGACACGTAGGGTTCCCCTGCCGCAGTAGCCTTTTCCTTTTCAGAAACTGCAGGTTCTGCTTTTTTCTCTTTAGGCTTGCGAGGTTTTCTTTCCTTCTTAGGCTTAGGTTCCTCTGCTTTTACAGGCTCGGGCGCCTTTCCAAATAATTTATCAAATAGTCCCATTTTCTTTCGCTTTCTCGTATAGTTTAGTGCTTGCCAGATTCTTACCTTTAGCCTCACACATGATATCAAATTTGTCAACGTAAGTCAATGCCCAATCGTTGACTGCATCATTCCAGAAGTAATCGCTATGAGCGCGGAGCTTTTGCTTGTTGATTTTTTGGGCAATCAAGCTGTCGCGGCATGGTAGAGTATTACTGCAATGACCAACAAGGATATCTTCACGTGACACAGAATAATGTAGAGTAGGGCGAACATGGCGCCAAGAATCAATAACCCGCTGAACACGCTCGTCGGTGACAGCCAAGTATTCTCCGCAATTGACCCAGTGATGATGAATGTCCAGAACAATTGGAAGCAAATCAGATAGAGTAAGGCAATCGTCAAGTCCCCAGGCATTTTCTTCGTTCTCGATAGTAATAGTGTTACGTGCTTCGGGGCTTAGACGCTGATACGCCTTACGAATACCTTCGGGACCTTGACGACCACTGATGTGAACGTTGATCTTCATGTCCTGAAAAGTCTTACCATAACCTAGCATACGTGCCATGTCACAATGATATTCGAATTCCTCGATACTCTTATTTACTACCTCTTCACGGTCACTTGCAAGAACTACGAATTGGTCAGGGTGAAATGACAGACGAACGTTGTTAGCACGTGCAGTTTCGCCCAGAGGGGCAAACCATCGTGCAAGTTGATCCTGTGTATTAGTAGACTGCCAGAAGTCAGTGTAATCCTCATGTGTGTAGAAACTGAGCATGTCGCTAGTGATGCGTAGCATACGCAGTGGCTCGGGTAGAGTTGCTACCTTCTTGATAAGATTGTGGGTATTGACAATGTTAGTCTTAGCCACATCGATGATTTTTTCCTCGACACTGGCGCGACTATTACGCTTTGCCCAAGCTAATGTCGTGCCCCCAGTGTTAAGACCTTCGACGGACGCAATCTCGCCTTTCTTGTTAATCTCGGCAAATTTGCAAGCAAAACCGATGCGTTTGGTGGTAGTGTCAAAAGAGTGCATAGTAGTCCAGAATGATAAATATTAGATAGTATACAATAAGTCAGTATTTATTGTCAAATTTACGGAAACCATCATGAAAATCAGACATTTAATGGAAGGCGCAGAGCCAAAACTACCCGGAGCATTCGCCGGAGTACAAGTTATGACACCTCAGCAATTCGTTGCTAATAGCGATGCAGGGGAAGAGCCTGGACCAGAACAAGATGTAGAAGAAAGCTCTGGTTCACCGGCTGCTCCAGAAACTGTTGGAAAGTTTCTTTACAACGCATTAACAAAAAGCCTAAATGACATTAATATTCCGTATCAACAAGGAACGGATGAATATAATAGATTTGTTCAATCATATAAAAAGGCAATGGCTAACCAAGATCGCAAATATCTGAGACTTGGTATGGAACCAAAAAAACTTGCGAGATATTTAGGAATCCAAGACGGCGATACGTGGATACGCAAAGCACAAGGTGTGGCGGAAGCACAAGGTGACCTACTAGGTGCTCAAACTCGCCCATTAGGTGGACAAGAATTCCAGGACTACATGGGTCGTATCGCCAATCGTGAGAAACAAAAGACCGACAAGTATAAACTGCCATACATTCACCGTTCAAGCGTAATCAAGTATTACAATGAGCAAGGTCAACGCTATGATGAAAAGCAAATCGTTGAAGCATTAAAAATACGTCCAAAGAAGCTTCTAAAGCAAAACGAAAAAATGAAGCATAGCAACGGTGAACTAGAACAGTTCTTCAATATTGGGTTTGCCGCTTTAGTTGGTGTTGCAGTTAATGAATCTGATGACAGTCTAGTTATCGTTAACACATGCCCAGGTGCTGGTTCATGTAAAGTAGATTGCTTTGCTATGAAGGGCGGTAAAGTTCAGTTTGAAGGTCCTTGGTTAAGTGACGGTCGTATTCTTACGTTCTTGTTGAATGACCCGGAGGGCTTCTTCAACCAACTAGATAGAGAAATCAAGAAAGAAGAAAAAGCAGGTGACAAAGGTGGTTATACTGTAACGATTCGTTGGCACGATGCAGGTGACTTCTTTAGTCCTGAGTACGTTGACATGGCGTTTAAGCTAGCACAATCTAACCCAGGTGTAATGTTCTACGCATACACAAAGATGGCTGACGTTGCTCTAGCGCAGAAGCCTGCTAACTTCATGATTAACTGGAGTGAAGGTGCTCACACTTCACAAGAGAAGAAAGTTAAGGCAGCTGATCCAGACTTAGAGCAAACAAAGAATAGTCGTATTGTTCCAAGCAATCTATTCTATGACTTGTTAGTTAAGGATGAAAAGAAGAACTTAGTTAAGGGTCCTGAAGGCCAATGGCAAGTGATACCTGATAAGTTACCTGAACTAAAACAACGACTAGCTAAACAGTATGGCATCAGCGCCAGCTCCATATTGTCTTATGATGAATGGGATCAAAAGACTGACGGTGGTAAGAAAGAAACTCCTGTCAAGTATAACGTTATCATCACTCCTGGCGAGCCAGATATCACTGCCAAGAGCCACGGTGTACTAAGCACATTGTTATTGAAGCATTAAAATGAGAGCGTGTGAGTTTTTAATTGAGTCAGAAGTCGTTCAAGAAATTGAACGACTAAGCAAAAGCGGATTCGAAGGCGGCAAGGACTACTTAGATAACTACGGTAGAGAAAAGTCTGTTCAGAAATTGCCAGGCGGCAGTGGTCTATTGTATTCCATAACCAAAGACGGCGGTGATTTTGTCATCAAACTATGGGACAAGGACAACAAAGAACCATTT